CAGCACCACTATTATTGTGGAGGACTCAAAAGCAGGATGGGCAAAGTCCTACAAGGAATTGGTGTCGCTCCTAATCGGTGGACAAATTCCTAAGTGGGACTTAACCAAACTTCGTCCTGCGGGCGCAAGATTGAAAACATTTGGTGGGCGTGCAAGTGGGCCAGGGCCTTTGGATGAATTGTTTCGTTTCACATCAGAAAGTTTTAAGCGTGCAGCAGGACGCAAACTTACATCTATTGAATGCCATGATATTGTGTGTAAGATTGCGGAAGTGGTTGTGGTAGGCGGTGTTCGCCGTTCCGCACTTATTTCACTGTCCAATCTGGCAGACGAAAAGATGCGTGATGCAAAAACAGGCGCATGGTGGAACGAGAATCCTCAACGAGCCCTCGCAAACAACTCTATTGCATACAAATCAAAACCTGATATCGGAATCTTTATGGAAGAGTGGATAAGTCTTTACAAGTCCAAGAGTGGTGAACGCGGCATTTTCAATCGTGAAGCAGCCAGAAAAACTGTGGAGAAATTGGGTGATCGTCGTGATCCGAACCATGAGTGGGGCTGCAATCCTTGCAGTGAAATTTTACTGCGTGATCGTGAGTTCTGCAACTTGTCCGAGGTTGTGGTTCGTGCTGATGATACAGAAGAATCACTTAAGCGCAAGATTCGTATTGCCACAATCTTAGGAACATTTCAGTCGTCACTTACACACTTTCCGTATCTGTCCAGTGAGTGGAAACGGAACTGTGAAGAGGAAGCCTTGCTTGGAGTTTCTCTTACAGGTATCTTGGACAATCCGATGATGAGTGAAGTGTGTGAGGAAACAGAAACCCTTCTAGCACGATTGCGCGAGAGTGCAGTTGCGGTGAATCGAGATTTTGCACGGCGTTTAGGAATCAATCCTGCTGCTGCTATTACTTGTGTGAAACCGAGTGGCACAATTTCACAATTAGTGGACTCGGCAAGTGGTATTCATGCGCGTCATTCTGAATATTATATTCGCACAGTTCGTGCGGATCGCAAAGATCCCCTGTGTCAACTAATGATTGACAAAGGATTTCCGCACGAGCCTGATGTTACCAAGCCTGACTCGGTAGAGGTGTTTTCGTTTCCTATGCAAGCGGTTGGATCGGTTACACGCCGAGACATGACTGCATTGCAACACCTAGAGTTGTGGTTGCAGTATCAACGCCATTGGTCGGAACACAAACCGTCAATCACTGTAAGCATACGAGACCATGAGTGGTTGGAAGTAGGCGCATGGGTCTACAAAAACTTTGATGAGATTTCAGGAATTAGTTTTTTGCCGTATTCAGACCATACCTATCGCCAGGCACCGTATACCGAATGCTCTAAAGAAGAGTATGAAGCACTACAGGTTCGCATTCCTAAGGGCGTGGATTGGAGTGACCTAAAGAACTACGAGAAAACTGATCAAACTACAGGCACACAAGAACTCGCATGTTCAGCAGGTTCGTGTGAACTTGTGGATTTGGTTAAGAGTTAAGCACCTAAATAAGGTGTGAAGACAGTCGGTATAGATTATTCCCTATGCTCTCCGTGCGTTGCCGTAACCCACGATGGTGTCCATTACGAGGCACACTACTTAACCGATACCAAAAAGTTCTTAGGCAATTGGAAATACGGCAATATCTCTGTTACAGGCTGGCAATACCCTGAATGGCACACACCAGAACAACGCCATCACCTGCTGTCAGAATGGTCTGTGGCTCTCTGTAGTGACGCTGGCCGTGTAGTTATAGAGGATTACGCTATGGGTGCGAAAGGCAGAGTTTTCCATATAGGAGAGAATTGCGGTCTCCTAAAATGGAAACTGTGGAATTTAAAAATTGGGTTCACAGTTGTGCCTCCTACAGTTTTAAAAAAGTTTGCCACAGGTAAAGGCAATTCTGATAAAGAAATGATGCACGAGGCGTTTGTCAAGCAGTTAGGTGTGGACTTGCGGAATGCTATGACGCCTGCAAACACAAGGGTAGGCAATCCTGTATCCGATATTGTGGACTCAATCTTCTTGTGTCGTTACAGTTAACCTGTTGTGCCTATATCTATTTTTGTAATTTCTGGATACACGGTAATCATTCCTTGACGCAACCGTTTAACAGTATACGGTTCAGGGCCAGAACTTAATCCGTGCAATTCCACATCGTAAAAATACACTCCTGGCTTTACCACAGAAGTTCCTGTTGCTCCTAATGCCACTTTAATGTTTCCAGTTGCACCTGTTATTGAAGCACCCAATCCAATAGCAGTGGATGACGAATAAAATTTACGCATTTGTGAAAACACAGCGTACCCTTTAGATCCTGAGGTAATTCCTTTAGTAGTTCCATCATCGTTGGTTGCTGTTAAAGAAAAGGAAAAGGTTGCCCCTTGATCCATGTCGTAATTGATTGATACTGCCATTTATGCTGTCCTTTGTGCTAAGTAATATTTGCAAGAAACTACAGATCCATTAAAATTACCACAAACGCCTCTGCTTCTCCACACACCTGGAAGTTTAGCATAGAACTCACTTTGTATTTCGTTGCCGTCTGCCCAATGAAATGCTTGTTGTGTATTAGCATCTTTACCACTACGAATATACACATTATTTAGGATAGTGTTCACTCTTGGTCCTTTTTCCGTAAAAAGAGAATTACCCTCTTCTGCTGAACAGACAACCGACACAGAAATAATAGAGCCGACAGGGTAGTCAGAATCGTGTACAGTGCAAGTATCTGATGCTAGGCAAGGAGTTTGCAATGCAGAATCTCCTGCCTCTATACTTTGTTTGGTTTGATTCGTTTGAGTTGTAATGATTTGTAGTATTTCAGATTTCCAATCCACTAAAATTTTCTCTGTTGCCGTCAGAAGTTTATGCACTTCTCCCTCTGTGTGCTTTTTTGCCTCAAACAAATAGGAAATATACTCTGAAGTTCTGTCTATCATTTTAATAGTTCTTTCCAAGACTGTAATTCCATGTTGGTAGAAACAACTCTATAGTACCAATTTACAGGAACAACACTTGTCAAGGTTACTGTTTCTGTGGAAGCCTCAGGAACAGACCATACGGATCTAGCATACGATTGTGTCACTGAGTTGCTAGAAATATATGCAACAGGATCAAAATCTTTACAGATGTCTGATAGACTAGAGCCTACTAAGAGTGCAGTTCCTGCATCGTTTCCTACAGAAAACCCATTGCCACTTACAACTGCGTAATGTATTCCACCACTACCAGTGTGTAGTTTAGTTACACTAGAAGGAGTGAGCAGATTTGCAGGAACTCCTGTATAATTATTTTCATCGCGTTCTCCTCCCCAAACCACAATAGATCCGTCCGATTTTAGTGCAATAGAAGATTCGTTGCTTGCAGCAACAGACACTATTCCAGAACCAGCACCAAGAGATACACCTAAAATTTGTGGTGGTGTGTTACCAGTTGCTATGGCAGGTGTTGCGTTTCTATCACCTGCACCATTGTATCCCAAACACTGTCCGCTTCGGTTTTGTCCCCAACAAACAACTGTTCCATCCGACTTGAGTGCAATAGTATGATACCCTCCAGCAGCAATGTCTATAACACCAGAAAGTGCTGCGGTTGGTACTGCGCCTTCTCCTAGTATGTTGCTTCCCCAAGAAACAACTGAACCGTCGTGTAATAATGCTACTGTGTGTGATTGACCTGCGGATATTTTACGAACATTACCAAGAACATTACCACCAATTACCACGGGAGTAAGTCCGTCATAAGCTGCAGAAGTAATGGCAGATCCATTAAGTGCTGTTCCTCTACACTGGCCTTCAAAGTTTCTTCCCCAACACACAACAGTTCCATCAGTTTTTAGTGCACAAAAGTGTTGGCTACCAGCACTGATTGATGTAACATTAGATTGTGCTGCTACAGGAACAAGAACCAAAACACTCTCGATAGCGGTTGTGGGTATACCCCAAGCAACAACCGAACCGTTTCTTGCGTCACTAATTAATGCGGAAAGAATGCTGTATGTTCCTGCCACACCAATAGCATTAGAAAGTGCTTCTGTTGGAACAGTTAATTGTTGACTATTGTTTTTTCCCCAAACTAAAACTTTTCCGTTTTTAATTGCCATAGTGTTCCAAGCTGATATTGCTACTTGAGAAATATTAGAAAGAGCTTCTGTGGGAACTATAGTCTGTCCAAAATTAAGTAATGTATCAGATAAAGGCACTCCCCAACTTGCCACTGCGTTGTTTACCACAAGAGCAGATTTACCCTTTAACGCAATACTTACAGGAAGGTCTAGTTCATTTGTATTATGGTAAACACCAACAGATTGAGACGGCAACATTTCTGCAGTGCTACTTACTACTCTTTGAAGTAGTTTATTCTGCCACACACCATTTTGGTTTCTGTAATACAAACTTAATGCAGCCGCAATTCTGGTTTGTAATAGTGTTAAATTTGGTTCAATAACAACAGAATACAACTGCAATACTGTTGCATCTGTGTATTTTTTTGCAAGGTCTATCCACAACAGATCTTCTGCATCAATAAAATCTTTTAGGTTTAGCAGTATATAATTGTCTGCGTTGTCCACATATATCTGAGATGCGGCTACAGAACTTGTAGCAGGAACTTGGGACAGTATGATATACTGATTGTATACAGTTGCTCTAAAACCAGAAACCTGAGATAGAAAATTTAAATCTCTTGATCCAAGTGTTTCTATTGCGTTAACATGAAGATCTCCGTCTCCAGATTCTCCTGTATCTACACCTTGACATTCGTATACCTTGCATCCGCAAGCATCAATACTTATTACTGTTGCAGTAAATCCAGAAGCACACTCAGGAGGAAGCGGACAGGGAGTAGGAGGTGTGGGTGTGCACGGCCCAATAATAAGATTGTGAAAAGAACCTGCAGAAATAGCAGTAACACCAGTTTGTGCATAGGTGGGAGTCTGACAATTGTTTATATCTACAGTGCAACATCCAGTATCACAATGATCTCCCCAAGTAATAACTTTACCACCTTTTAGTGCCTGAGTGTGGTATCCATTAACAGATATTGCAGTAACCTCGGCAAAGGCTGTGCTTGGTACACTTGCGGCCGCACCCTGACCCCAACAAACAACTTGTCCGTTTTGTAGTGCACAACTGTGGAACGATCCTTTTGCAATAGCAGTAACACCAGAACCAAGATTTTTTACCCAATAGTCTCCTAATACACTAGACTTAATATTTTTTCTGTTACCATCGTCTGGTGATACCCAAACTGTTTCTTCTACTGTTCCTAATTGGTTTTGAATATTACTTCCCCAACCAATAACAGTTCCATCAGATTTTAAAGCAAGACAACCGTCTCCTTGAGCAGAAATTGCAATCACACCAAAAAGTGCTTCTGCTGGAACATTAAGTACACCAGACCAAACATTATACAATTCATAATTTCCGTTACGCAGTACACGATTACCCCAAGCATACACCCTTCCGTTTTTAAGAGCAAGTGCATGACTAAACGATATTGAAATTGCAGTGACACCACCAGTAGTCAGTTCTGTAGGAATTTCACTAATGCCTGTGCTGTATGGGTCGTCACCTGCTGCGCCCCAATAAAAAACTTTTCCTTGACTTAAAGCAAGACTACCCCAAGTTCCAGCTGCTATGTCTGAAACTATAGGAAGACCAAGAGGAACTGAGGATTGGTTTTGGGTGTCTCGACCCCAAGCAATAACTTTACCTGTATTTGTAAGAGCAAGACTGTGGTACGAGCCTGCCGAAATTTTAACAACACTAGAATCTACTGTTTTTGGTATGACGCATTGGTTGTAGAAGTTCCATCCCCATGCGGATACAGAAACCGGCCCGTTGCAGGTTCTGTTGTTTCCTAATACTGATGGAATATTCGGACATTCACTGTCAGATCCGCCAATATAACCTCCACCACCTCCTGTACCACTAGAACTGAGCCACTGTGATATTCCTGCAGGATCTACTGGATCACTTCCATAGCAAAAAGTACACAATTCGCAACCTGGACATGCTCCGCATTGCGGCCCTAAGCAACTTTGTATTGAACTTCCATCAGGCTGTCCGTTTGCGTCTACTCCAAAAGGAACAGTGCACGGACACCCACCGCCACCACCAGTAGTAGGATTACCAGTACAAACAGGACAAGTCTGACACCCTGTGGTGTAATCCGCACATGCTGCTTCATCGCAGGCTACGCAAACATCAAGACCTTTGGTGTTGTTTGTATTGGGAGTAAGTCTGCTAAACAGGTACTTGGATTGTACACTTCTTTTTAGTATATTTTTATAGTCTGCACAAATTTCAGAATCTCCACCTAAATCCTGTGCACAATAAACACAAAGCCAACACTGTGTGCATTCTGTTGCTGTGCAGTCAAAACAGGTTTCGCAGACATCTGTATTGGTAAACGCCATGTTATGTTACTTTACACTCTTGCCACGACAAAATAGTTTGTGGATTGCTAGAAGGAGTTATCAATCTATACCAATAACCAGAAGGAATTGATGCGTAAATATTGTAGGACGCAGAACCTGTTTGTTTCACCAAATTTAGTACGGAAGCCTGAGTGCCTGCGTCTGTAGAGGTGTTTGTTATTGGATCGTAATCCATTTGAATTAGGCTTAAATCTTTTCCTGTCAAAAGAGCAGCGTAATTGCTTGCGGAAGATCCTTGAAGGTTTACGCTTAATTGTAGTTCCGAAGCTCCTGAATTGTATCTAATACCAAATATGCTCCACAAAATATCCATCCGCATTTGTGGATCGTTTCCCATCGCCACCACGGTTGCGTCTATAGTCGCGTCTGTTATCTCTAACTCATGGGTGTTGGCGTTATCCAAAACTATTTCATCGTAATAATTAACGATAGCAGGAGGCGAGGAAGCAATAGGTTTCAGGTAAATCCAGTCTCTAGACCAACCCGCATTTATCGTGTTTATAGTATCGTTTATAGTGGCAATAATTGTTGAGAAATTATTAGTTATAATTGTGTTTTCGCTGTTTGTGTACAGTTTTGCAATTTGTAGTGCTGCAGCATCTGCTGTCTGTGCGTAGGTCTTCAGGTAATTAGTGACTGCATTGTCTTGCAGATCTACATAAATTTTTGAAACTCCATTTGTGGTAGAATCTCCTAATCCTAATTGCGCTAGAGTAACAAAATGATTTGGTTCTGTGCCAGGAACTCCTGTTACTTGAGCAGCAATACTCACAGTTCCTAATCCTGGAGTTGCGGGCTTAATACTGTTTACTTGTAGTTCTGACATATTATCCTCCTACAGGCAACCAAAACATATTAATGTGTGAGGATCCTGTGCGAACTATCCTATAATAGTATCCTTTTGGAATTGGACAAAGTATGCTTTGTTGCCCGCCACCATCGTCATCTGAAGAGTGGTGCTGTCGTAAAGTTGTAGGTGGATTAGACCTATCCGCATATATCCAACAATGTGGCCACTGACCATAATCCCAGTTTGCCATAACAAAACCGTCGGTTGCTGCCTGAAAGATTCCGTCTCCAATAGCCACATAGTCTCCAAAGCCAGTTATTGGTACAGGAATACCAGCAATTTTTCCGTCTACATATGCTTTGTTTGCTAGTTGTGAGGATACCGTACATTGTGCTGCACACACAGGAACAGGAGAAAAGGTTGCAACTCCGTCAAATTGTGAAGTTCCTGTAAAAGCAGATTTATACTTATGAGTAATCAATCCTGTGGAATCAATGGTAAATCTTTCTATACCATTAGTTCCTATCACCAAAGACTTGTCGTCTTTTGCAGATATTGCTGCTCGTTCTGTTTCTGTGTAACTTGTAAATTTAATAATGGAATCTCCTGTACTAGGAGACTGCGGCCCTTTTACTTTTACACCGTAACTTTCTGCAGAAACAGTTACAATTTCAATAGAACCTTCGGCACGAATAGTTCCGTCAACAGTTAGTTTGTTTGTGCCGACTATTGAAGGCAAACCAACCTGACCGTTAATCTTTACTGTTCCGCCTAAACCAGAAATTTCATTTACTTTTAGTTCTGACATTTTTTATCCTTTAAGATACTTTCATAATATAGTATAGTGCGTAATATGGTGGTCGGTTTTCGTGTGGCTGATCTCCACTACCTATGGTGGGCATAGGATTACCACTACTATCAACTGCGGTTCCTGTAGTTGCAACCATAGAACCAGAGTCTTGATATTCACCCCCTCCTGCATGTTTTTCTTGTAATTCTCCACCATTTTGCACCGATATAATTGTTGCTCCTGCTGTACTTGTAGCAGAACTCATATAAGGCGTTGGGGTTGTAGTGCCTGTGTAAACTGAACAAAATGCTCCATATTTGTGTTTATGATTTGTTAAATTTGTTATTGATGTTGGAACTTGTGATGCGGTTAGAGTTACTGTATTTGAACCACCTTTGTCACCGACGGTATACGACAATCCTGCACCAACAACGAATTTGTCCGTAAGATTTGGTGTGCCATTTTGACCATTACAGATAGCCCATCCTGCAGGAACTAATGCCGCAGTTCCGCTCCACATAATAATTCCACCAACAGGGAATCCCAATCCCCATGCAGGAGGACTTCCTGCGCCTTGAGAGACTAACAATTGTCCTGCAGTTCCTGCGGATTTGGAAATTGAAGTTCCAACATACAAAGGGCCCATTATTGCAACAGTTCCTTGAGTAGTTATTTCAAATTTGGAAACTTGTAACGAATCTGTAACTAAAAATCCAGGAGAAACAGTTACTTTGTTTCCAAATGCAGGCTTAATTGTTTCTACTTTTAGTTCTGACATTGTTTATCCTTTAAAGAATCTTCCACTTAAACCCACTTTGAATCACAACAGTTTTTCCACTTACAATCATAATTCCACTACCAGGATCTACTGTGTACACACCTTGTGGATTTTGTGGGAAAAGTGCCGAGTTCATTGTTAGTCCAGTATTTATGGTGGTTAAACCTGTGGAATTAAACATTCCACCGTAAAACATTCCTTGAACAGGAACAGTATTCCAAGGAGGCGCATTGCCTGTTGTGTTTCCGTCAAAAATATGTGGCCCAATCTTAACACCAGATCCACGAACTTCAAGAGACATGGTTGGAGTGTCTGTTCGGATTCCCACCATTCCTGCATCATTTCCCGATCCTCCCACAACAGTAACTCCCCAATTTCTGTTGATACCAGTCACACCTTCCACAGTTATTCTTATGTCACGATCAGGGCCGGCAACTATAAGTGCTTCTCCTGAATTTACTCCACTCATAAGTCGCAAATCATAATTTTCCGTGGTAAGTCCAGGCCCACCCTGATCAAAAGGAGTGGTCAGATCTATAATTCCACCCTGTGCACCACCAATTTTAACCTTACCCCATCCGTAAGGATTTTCCACTTCTACTTCTGCGCCTTGTGAAGTAAGAGATCCTGCAAAGAATTTGTACTTACCCATTCCTGCAAAAGTCAATCCTCCACCCACAACAGGAGAGTAGTGTGTGTCTCCTGTTTCTCTTGACAAAGATTGTGCGTTATAACGAGCATTTGCTCTTCTGCTTGCTGTCATACCAGAATCAGTATGCAATTCCTTTTGTGGTTGCATGTCATGACGAACATAACGATCATCGTGATTATGACCTGTTAAAATAAGTGCATTTACTTCTGGTCTTGCTCGGATAATCCAATAGGTTACTACGGCAGGAGGATAATGATAGTCTCCACTGATTCCACCACGAGGAATATCTGCAGTAGATCCGCAACCTGTGCAACCGTGACAACCTGAGCATCCTATGCAGTCTGCAATACCGTCTATACGATAGCAAGGAGTTATAGGATCGCAACAAGCACATGCAGTGCAACCGCCAGGAGGAGTGGTAGGATCACATATATTTTGTTTCAACCAAACGCAACTTATGTGTCCATTGTTTACTGATCCTGAATACCCTTGAGCAGCACATGCCTGACACCACTGTCCACCCTGCTTACAGGTGGAACAATCTTTGCATTGCTGTCCGTTTACTGATCCACTGCAGCCTTGATTTTCGCATCTGTAGCAGTCACACACAGGACACGATTGTATGAAGCATTGATCTGTAGCATCGTTGCACTTAGTGCTATTGCACCCGATACAAACATCAGGAGTAGTTCCCTCGTCACCAGTACTTGTAGTAGTGGTTGTTGTGCCTGTTCCGTTACCACCGTTACCCCCACCTATAACAACACCACCATTGCCACGGTTGCCACCACCTAATCCACCACCTGGTACAAAGTTAGAAGCAACAAGACCTGCTGATGGAGAATTTAAAACAGGTTGAACCAATCCATCAAGAACATTATAGGCAAGAGTGTGTAACACATCTCCCACCATCATCATTGATCCGTTGTCTCTGAAATCAGCACCTGCTCCTGCACCAAATACAGTTCTATTGCGAAGATCAGGAACCAGAACAGTTCCCCAAGTACTTAGTACATCAGTTCTGTGTCTGCCGTATACTCGAACAGAGTAGTCTCTAGGTGCATTTTGTGCTTGACTAAGCAACAAAGAAAATTGATTTCTTGTATAACCAGATTGTGTGTCTGTTCCGTCTATAAACTTGCGTAAAGCAGCAGTAATCTGATATGTTCCGTCTACGGAATATACTCTTGCGTCACGGTATGCAATAGTTGCGTTAGTTACTTTGGAATATATTTCTATACGAATCAAATCGCCTTGAGAAGTTGATGGAGAAGGGGATGATTGGAAATTTCTATTTCCTCCCTTGATGTACAATTCCACAGCGTTATTACCAGCACCACTAGGTGTGCCTTCTTCGTCGGCAAAGTTTAGGGTTTTAAAACTAGAAACTGAGGCGTCTGCATAGTATTTTTGATCATCAAATCTTCCGTTTGCAGTTCCTATTACTTTATACAGTTCTTGATATACTCCTGGACGCAATTTTCTTCCGTCGCAAAGAATCCACTCGTCACTGAGTTCGTTTAGTGTGCCAGAATACGGCATAATGCTTCCAACAGGAACTAAACCTTGAGCGTATATTTCGTCTGTGGCAGAACCGCCCATCATAAATCCAGGTTGTGATAATACCACACCTGTTGCTTTTCTATTGGACGGCGATCCTGTGATACTTACAGGAATAAACATGTTTTTTGCAATGTAGTATGGATCTCCAAAAGTTGCACCAAAATCTGAAGTTAACCCGCCATTCAGATTCATCATAAGAGCAACACCTGGCGTAACATCGCCAGGAACTGGAATTGTAGCAAGCCCAGTGTTTACATACACAAATTCGTTGGCATTCAATACTTCAACAACAATTCCAACGGTGTCTGCCAAATCAACAGAAAGTGGACTTGCTTTAATATATTTTGTTGCCGTTGCACCAACTGCGTAAGAAACTTCACGAACAATGCAATTTCCTGCAGTTAACCCGTGAGTAGTTTGTTTCACACGAATACGATTAGAATCAGATTCCAACCAATTTGAATTTATTCTTCCACGACTATCAGAAATAGGAATGCTGTATGCAGTAGAGCCTGCAAATCCTTCGTTTGGTTCTGCAGCACCACCGTAAGGACTACCTGTAGTTGCTCCTGCACCATCCAAATAATCAGCATTAAATCCCTTTGCCCACATATTGCTAGTTCCGCCTGATGTGGTGGAGAAACTATAAGGGCCAGTAGTCAAACCGTATATTGTGGATAAGGTGAATTCTGTTGAAGATTGTCCTGTTCCGTAGGACAAGACCAATGGAGATCCTGTAGCACCATAATTATGAGAAACTCCCCACACAGACTTGTTGTCGTAAGTAAGTCTTATTGTTGGATTTCCTGCTTGACCACTTGTTCCGATAAAAGTAAAATCGTTTTTTGCGTCGCCTGCAGTAAGAGATTTGTTGCGGTAATTTCGTGCAGTAATAAATCCTGTTTCCGTATCTACACCTAAGTTTTTATAAGAAATCCATGCTTCACTAGAACTTTCCCAAACAAAAGTTTTATCTCCACTAAGACCCTTTACTGTCAGTCCTGCTCCATCAAGTTGAGCATCGGTAAAGAAATCTGTGGTAGCACCATCAAACGACAACAGAGTAAAGGATGTTGGGCCAGTAGGAGATTTAAATTTAACTTTTCCACCTGTTTGAAAATCTTCAGCTCCACCTGCACTAAACATAGAACCGATGCGTACCTGAGCAGTCATGCCACTTACTGGCCCTGTAATACTCTTAACCACACCAATTACTTCTGCGGTTGAGCCTGGATTTGCTGCATAATCGTCATAGAACGCACTTGCACCTACAATATTCAACGCATACAATTGTCGAATTGCCGCAGAAGGGCCTGTAATAGTAATAAGACCTGATGTTTGGTATGCTAGTTCAATATTTTTATCTTCTATACGAAGATCGTTGGAAGCAATAAAACTATTATTTCCACCTACAAGCAAATTACCGTTAATTGTAACATTACCGTCCATTTCAAGGGCAGTAAATTCCAATTTTGGAGGCAGCATAAATCGAGCTTGAACAGATTTTGGTGTTCCGTCTTTCACGGTGGAAACATCACTCATATCTTTGAATATAAACAAATCGTTTCCTGTAACTCCATTCATACCAGAGTTTATTGGAAGTGTTCCAGGATCTACAAACATCTTACCTCTAAAATTATTAGAAGTAGTTGTATTGGAAGGGTGTCCCCAAGTTATACCAGGCCCGTTTTTAAAACCAATTCCGACAACACCATTGTAATTACAGTTGTCTTTGCCACTTACAAGTTCTATACCTGTGAGTCCTGCTATTTCGTACAGATTTAATGGATTTACTGCGTCAATAATTTGATTGGTTCTGTCGTACCATGTATGAAAAGTGTCAGAAAGAACAAGTCGGTCTATATTGACAAGATCTTGGCAACCAACTGCGGTTCCTCCTTTACCCTGCAAAGGATCGCAACAACTCACGCAACCACATGCTGTTCCACCACCACCACCACCAATACCAGTTGCTCCGTCTGCTCCTGCAGGCCCAACCACAGTTCCTGCGTTGATTGTTGTGGAGTCTGAAAGAACAAGTATAAGATTGCCGTCAGGAATACTAACATACGCATTAACAACATTTACTCCAACACCAGTTGCTCCTGTTGCTCCTGTTGCACCTCGAACTCCTGTTGTGCCTGTTGCTCCTGCAACTCCTGTTGCTCCAACTACTGTTCCTGCTTCTATATTAGAAGTTAATCCAGTAGAGTAATCTATTATAGTAAGGATAAGTTTATTGCCAGTAACTATGGCAGAGTAAATAGAAGTTCCTGTAGTTCCTTGAGAACCTGTAACTCCTACGCTTCCTGTTGATCCTTTTAATCCTTGTGCACCAGTTGCACCTGTTGGGCCTTGTGCTCCTGTTGAGCCTGTTGCGCCTTGAACTCCTGTTGAGCCAGTTGCACCTGTTGGGCCTTGTGCTCCTGTTGAACCTGTTGAGCCTTGCGCGCCAGTTGCGCCTTGCGGGCCAGTTGGGCCTGTTGTACCTGTTGCGCCTGTTGCTCCCTTTAGTGCTGCAGCGCCAGGTATACCTTGCGGTCCTGTTGCTCCTGTAGGGCCTGCGGGGCCTTGTACACCTGTTGCTCCTGTAGGGCCAGCACAACACGGGCCTGTTGGGCCAGTTGCACCTGCGGGGCCTTGTACACCTGTTGCTCCTGTAGGGCCAGCAGATCCTGTTGCGCCTGCAGGGCCTGTTGCACCTTTTGAACCAGTTCCACCTGTTGGGCCTGGACTGCCACCTCCCGATATCTTTGCAGTACAAACAATAGTTGTGGTGCTTCCATTTCCGTCTATGGTTCTAGCACAATCACAGAAAGCTAAACAGTCGGCGTATACTGCATCATCGTATTGGGTAATGCAGGTGGCAATATCTGCCATACATGTTGCACAAGAAATACCAGAGTTATAAACTCCTCCATTTAGAATATTGTCATCGCAAAAACCTGCGGGTGGTGTGGCTGGCATTATGCACTCTCCTGATTACTGACTCGTTCAGAGAGTTTTAAAATTAAAGTTTTTAATTCGGCGATTTCCATCTTCATCGTATTTATATCATTTTTATACGACTCTTGCTTTACCTTAAATCTTTCTTTTTTTCGGTTGTATTCGTCTATTTCTAGTTTGTTGGTAAACAGCAAGGCACCACTTTCGCAGTCTCTTACGATTGGTTCATTTTCAACTTTTAATCTGTTTGGACTCATGTGGCAATTACTCTCATGGTTTGGATGATAGGAACTATATTACTCACAGAAGAATTCATAACGATTTTGGTTGCAAAGGTAGTAAACTTATCTTTTTCGTTAAGTATCAGGGTATATCGTATTTCTTGAAATACTCCTTCAGGAGTGTTTGCGTTTGTGGACGCAGACATTTTTTGATATCCTCTAGTTTCTAGATAAGTATTGGAATCACTTTCATCAGGCAGAGTTCTAGCGTAAACCTCAATTGATGACGGCGTAGGATTACTAATTGTTAAAAATACATCAAGTCTGGTTGCAGGGTAATCTAAATTTACTTTTTTGGAAATATATCTAGATTTTGCTCTAGCAGAAGAAGCTACAGATCTATTATCAGGAGATTCTTCTCCATTATCATTTTGCGTTCCCGCAGTATTGTTGTTAATTATATTTTCTACAGACAAAATACAACCTCGATCCAAATCTACAACAGGAGACACCCATTTATTTGTAGTATTAAGATAGGCGTATATTGAAGTAAACTTACCGTTAGGATCTAGATTTGTGTCATTTCTTCTGTTAATATTTTTGTTTAGAATTATTTGTGTATTATTAACCGACATAATGCCTTCTTCTTCTACACTAATAGAAGTTCCTGGCGGAGTAATGGTGGGAAGTTGAAACCGAACAACAGAAGGATTTATTGTTTCTGATCCGTAATAGGTGTTTGGTATGTTTGCCATACGAAGCACAGGACTTCCTGTTGTAGTAAATTCGCAAATATTTACCACAAACTTCAGGTCTTCATTCTCAATTTTTGATAATGTGTTTTGTCCTTGTGCAGCATACAAAGAACCGACTCCAGGCTGACTTGTTGCACTGTATACAGGATCACTTTCACTTGAACGGTATAGTGTGTCTCCAAGTATTGCGGAATGCAAAGAAAAGTTACTGCTACTTGTTTTTAAAGAAAAACAATACTCGTAGCCTGGCGCAAGATATACAGGAGAAGAAAAATTAAACTTAGTTCCGTTTCCAGTACCGTATTCTGTTGCAGTTATTGCGTCTGAATACACAGTAGAAGTGGAAAGAGGAAGAGTTTTGCACGGATGAGGATAACCACTTGAGGTGGGTTTAAGCATAAGAGTAATTGGAGCATTATACGAAGAATCAATTCCACTAAACCAAACAGTTACACTTTTTGCAAACACACCAAATGGATATTGAACAGGATCAATTTTAAATCCTTGAGATAGTGGATCTACCTTTCCTCTAGAGGAAGCTGTTGTGCCAGTTTTCTTGGTAAACACAGAAGTCTCTATGGTGGGATCGTTCACACTTTTGCGGTAAGAAACTGACTTTCTTGTGCTGACAATTCCTACATCACCTTCTTTGTAATCCACAGAACCTTCTGCGTGGAATAGTTTTTCTGCAGAAGTTGTTATTTTAGTTACATCATTGGTGGAACTATCGCATACACGAATCAATTTAGCACCAACTTTAACCAATCCTGTTTCATTTAAAAGTATTGCATAGTAAGGAGAATCCGTTCCTATACTACCAGAACTGTTTGTAACCACAGAAGAACCTGAAGCACTAATCGAATAAGAACCAGCAGTTGCTTGTGGCGTTACTGTGTAAATTGTGGATGGGGTTGAAGATCCGTCCACGAATGCATACACCCTTGTGGATGGACGCAATCCTTCTGCGTTTAAAAGAATGTAGATGTTTCTTGCATAGTAATCTACATCTTTATTTATTTTATAGTTTGCTTTATTTTGAGTTATTGATTCTGGAGTTATAGATTTGGAAGATGGTATGTTTTTGAATTGAGCAAAATTTGCCGATATAGACATTTGGTCAGTTGTCTTGTTTGGCAATATTTGCGTTGTTTCGTCGGAAGGATTCTTACCAAACCAATTAGTTTCCCAATCGTTCCACTGAGTTCCAAATCCTCCAGTTTGTCCTGGCCCTGTTCCACCTTCTGCGTTTAAAGATCCTCTAACAGAATACAACCAGTTGTCTCTTTCGCCAGAAATATTAACTTTAATTGCAGGTGCTTGTGTGTCAGACATCCAAAAATCAGAATCTGGATTCAGTTTAAGTGATCCCATATAATTAAATATACCGAAAGGATTCACTTGTCTAGAAGTTGTTGCCAATGGTTGAATAATACCAGGAACTTCAGTGTAATCAATTGTGTATATTCTGTCTGCTGTTGCTCCAGGCAATCCTGCAGGAGAAACAACAGACGATGCAGGAGTTCTACTATCAATATCAATTCTGTATATTTTACTGCGGAAAGCAGGTCGCAAAATTGTATTTTGCGGATCAATTGCAGCATTGAACATAGAATTCTTAACATCCGCAACATTATGACCTCGGAAAGAATCTACCAAGATACCTTTCTTTGGGATTAGAGTTCCTTCGGCATCCTCAATAGGAGTATTTTTTGCTTCTTGTTCCAACAGATTTAAAGATGTGTAGTATTCTACAGCATCCAATCGTTTCTCAAGATTTCCAATATCTTCCATAGTGTAACGCTTATTGCTTTGAACTCGGACAGATACATCATTTTTTGTATTAGTGTACGGAGAGTAATACAATGTGTACAGAGTCATACTGTTTAGGTCGTCGATAGGTGTGGGTGCATCAATTTCTGGTATACCAGCAATTAATTTAAACTCTTTGTTTCTTGTAAGAACAATCTTGTCACTTCTTGGCAGATAATTTTCAACAGTTATATAATTTAAAGTATTGTCGGATGGAAGAACATTTGGCATAAAAGTTCCGTTTGGCATTTTATCTGAACGGAAATCTATCATGTCTGACAATTTATAAGTATTTCCTGTATCTGGACTTGTATAGTAAGGAATATTCTCTAATGGTGCGTTGTAAGAATTTACGGTAAATGGTGCGGATGTTGCGCCTGTGGTTGGTCTTGCGTAATAGGAACAGTTCACAGTCATACCTGAGGTAATACCACCAGGAACAGATCCTGCAGTGTATCCAGGTGCTAACACCAATTTAGACCAATCGTAATAATTATCTCGTTGACCGTTATCCAAAACAAAATACTTATTAAGATTTCCTGAAGCACCAGTAATAGAAGAAACACTAACCACATCCACATAATTGTTTAGATACACAAACTGTCTTCCGTTTGCTGCACCAGTAGGCCCAATTTCTTGTTGTATTGGTCCTGTTACAGTTAGTGCAACATTGGTTAGTGTTTTTGATCTATACAAGTAAGATCCACCAATACCTGCAAGAGCAACCTCATAATTAATTGTTGCGGTTACTCCTGTTGGGCCCGAAGTAATATACAAAATTCCGTAGGTACTAGAGTCTCCCTTTGCGAGAACATTACTTACACTGTTTCCAGATATACTTACCACAGAAAAAGTATTGTCGGGAGAATATACACCAGACGGATAGTTAAAATGTGCTTTAGAAGAATCTGAACCAAAACCAATATTTGAAATAGACAGTTGTGCAGTTCCTGTTGCGTCAAATTTTACCTGTTTGCTTAATCGGACTTGATAATTTACATCTGTTATTTGTTTTGTTCCTAGTCCTGCACTGTGTGGATACAGGAGCGTATTGGAATAGTCTTGAAGTTCTGCTCCGCCTGTAGGAGAATATACTTCAAACAGCTGTTGACCTGCTCCTACAATATTTGTCGTGAATAAACTACGAGTATTTGAAAAAACATTACCACCACTCATAGAAACATCAAACAGATCTACTCTCCATCGTTGTCCTACTGCTCCGCCCTTATACTCTAAACCTCGGATTTTTGCAGACCCAATAGAAGCGTATGCAGAAGCACCAGTAATTCCATAACTAGACGATAGCATCACTGTGGATACACTACTTATATCAAATCCAGAAGACAGACCAAGACTTGGAAATTTTCCTGTTGGATTTAATTCTGCCAAGACATACGGGCCAACCACAGAAGAAATTCTTGCGTCTTCAAACGAACGATAAGTTCTTGCCTTTGGCAGATCTATTTTTGTAATTCCTTGAGTTTCAAATTCGTATCCAAATACATATGCTTTTCCTGGCCCAATTTCTGCAGTTAATGTTGCACCAGTAGGCCCGAACGCTCCTTCTGTTATGGAAATTGAAAAAGGATCTACAATATAGTTGCCAGATTCGTCATAGGTTCTTCGAGCAAGAGTGTCACCGATTACGGCGTAAGCAGGATAATTTTCTTTCTTGATTACAGTACCATTTAAAATACGAAGAAATTCCACAAAATTTTCTCTAGAAAAATTGTCAGTGGTTGAAGTGTTTGTAGGAATAAACGGGTATTGAATTAAGGAAAGATCTATTTTATATCGGTCAGAGCCTGGTGCAGCATAGTTGTAAAATCCAAATGCTGGATCTTTCAAGGTCTCGTTGTCTTCGCTTGTTATAAATTGACGATTAACAGAAAATCCGATACGAGTGGTTGGATCGTCAAACAGTCGAATAGAAGAACCTGCAGTTCCTGTTACTGAATACGCGCCTATGGTTTGTTGATCATTGGCAACAAAGAATCCTTCAACATACCTTACTCCTGAAGCAGCGTGAATAAGAACAGCATTTCCCAGAGCATGTCCTGTGATATACCCTGAAGTAATACCTGAAATTGTCATGGAAACTGCTGTACCGTTCGTTGCTGTTCCACCAACACTCAGGTTTGAAGAAAATGCAGTTCCTCCAGAAGTGTATTCGTAGAAAATAACAGGCATGTTATCTACCGTGCTATTAGACAATCCACCTTCGGCGTGAACAATTTTTGCGTTTGCTCTACCCGAAACCGTTAATACAGTTCCAATAGTATCAGCAATATCTAAAGTACCAGTTAAACCAGTAACTCTGGCGTAATTAATTCTGTTCTCTACTACTTCCCCACCTAAAACAATAGATCCGTCTTCAAAAATATTATCACCAAATCTTTGAATTTGGTTCTGTAAAATAGACTGAAGTTGCGTTAATTCTCTTGCCTGAACCGCATAACCTGGACGAAACAACATGCGAATAAATTTGTTATTAGCATCGTAATCATCGTAATAAGGATCAACATTAAAGATAGTGGGATCGTATGACATATGTTTTCCTTATATTTAGAACTGAAAAAGAACTTTAATTTCTTCTCTTTGTTCAATATTCCTTTTAATAGGTTGCGTGTTCTGTATGTAGACAAGTTCGCCCGACCGATACTGTAACTCTTCTTCGTGTAAAACTGTACCGACTTTAGCGTTTGCGGTCAGGGCTCCTCGGTCAATAAACTCTAAGTTTGTGTTGTTAAACGATCCTTTTACACCTGAAAGTCTTAAAGTTCCTCCAGTAGAACCCACAGGATTTACAGACCATTCTACTACTAGACCTGTTCCTTGTGTTGTTCCTCCTGTTACTCCTCTTACCAACTGATCAGAAACAAAAGAAGATCCGAAAAATGGATTGGCAGCGCTAGTAAGAAGAGAAAGAGTGGTTGTTTGATCGTAGACCGATACTGAATTTTTAGTAATTTCTCCAATATCAATTATTTTTGCAGTTCCCGATGCACCAGTTATACCAGAATTTGGCACCATAAAGAAGTTGGATTCTACCAACTTTTCTAATCTTGTTGGAATTTTGGTAGCGTCCTCAATATACAAAGTTCCCAATGCATTATTTCCTGGCGCAGTTTGCCAACTATTAATTATACCAGTAAACCTAGAATTTGATATGTTGTTTTCTCTGTTACCAATGCTGTTTACCCACAATCCTGGTCGAAAATCCAATCCATCTCCTCTAAATTCCGAACCTGATGCTCCTGATGCAGGAGTAATTTTAAGACGAAGAAGTTCTCTTCCTTCAGTTCCTGCAACGATTCTTTGATCTATATCAACAATAGTAAAATTTCCACTACTAGCAGAACCTGTCGTGGACGAAACAATACCGTCACAAAAGAACGATCCACCTGTAACAGATTCCACAATAAGTTCGGAAGATCCATAGTATCCTGTAACTCCGCTACTCCAACTTACTATGTTTCCTCTGGCAGGACTAAATCCTGTTCCTCCTCCCGATCCTGTCAACCCTTGAGTCAAAACTGAATTTGTCTTGAAACTGCCTGAAAGACCCCATTCCTGAAAACGGAGTCGTGTTTGTGGTTTCTTGAGAAGAGGGTTTTTTACTATTCCAAACTGTCTGTAATCGTTATTAACTGACAATTTGCTGCGTTCGTTTTGATCAAAATCTAAAACTACCATCATTGCGGCAGCACCCAATTCTCTTACCGCATCTTTTCCGTGGCCTCCTGGAGGAGACAGTACAATATTTGCAGCATCGTTTATACTTCCAGTTCCTGTGAATCCTGCAGTAAAAGTTAATCCTTTTACCATATTAAACTCTGCTCTGCTGTAACCGTATCCTGTGTCTACCATCTCAAAAGAATCTATCAGAGTTTGGTTGTAAATGTTTGTAACATTGCAGGAATCTCTAGAAGTGGTTAAGCCAGGCCCAAACTTGATGGTTATGTCTGCTTCTTTAAAATTATTAAGATAATTATCTCTAGAACTTCCGTCACCAATTATTTCCAAATTTGGAACTATAGAGAATTTACTTGCGTTTGCACCACTTCCTGATAGACCAATAGTTAATGGACTGTCTAGGGTAATATTTCCGTAATTTCCTATAGGACTGTAGGTATACGATTTGATAATTCTTCTTTGGCCCTCGCCTGCTCCAGAATCTACAGAAAACACCAAATTATTGTAGAAGTTATTGACACCAATCAGAAACGGACTGTATATGCGAACAGATCCTGAATACCCGTCAATATAGTTTTGTTGAACGCTATTTCCGTTGTCTGGCAAAACACAATTTACTGCTGTAAGATACGGACGATACTGTTGCTTTAATTCTACAAACGAAATTTCTCCGTCTATTGCTGCTTCCTGTACATTCCACTGCAAAGATCGTTCTTCGTCTACCAATTTCAAGTAGTCTACATGCTCTACTGGAATGTATCCTTGAACAATAATTCTTTGAAATGCTGCAGAAAAACTAGAAGTTTCGTCATATACAGTTTTTGTAATAAACTTTCGTTTACTTTCAGGAATCATGTATAAAAATTTCCAACGATATCCGTCAGACAATTTTCGTATTTCTGGATCTGTATGGGTAGGAGCAACAGAAGAGGGAGAATTATAGTAATTATCAATACACTTGTACACTCTAGTTTCGTCTACTATTACATAAAACCTGACAGGATAAGTAGGATCAAACAAATCAGACGAATATCTGTAAGATTCGTATACTGAACCCAATTTCCAATCAAATCTTGGTATGACTAAGGATAAATTGTCTTGTGTCAACCGCTTTGCTGCAACTATATTTTCCCAAAATTGGGTTTCGGTATCGTCAGTATCCTCTGCCATAGGAACTGGACTAGCATAGGTGGAACTCAATCCTGCTGCTACTTCAGTTTCCCAAGGAGTAATTCTTCCTATTGTTAAAAAGTAATTATTTTTTGAAAATATTGATATATCTGAAAGAACTATATCGGATAAGTGTCTTCTGAAGTTTTGTCGTATTGGTGAGCAGGAGGAGGACATATACTTTATTTATATCAAATCAATTGATAATTAAATTCCTTTATTGTGGTGCTGCCTGCAATAACGGCATTTGATGTGTTTCGGAAATAGATCTTCAGTCTATAGATGCAGTTATTGTTTGGAATTTGAATTCCTTGGTAGGCAAAAGACCCACCAAACACTCCTCTGCCTAAACTTACAGCACCTGGCTCTGACAATGGGTGTTGTGGGTTTATAAACGGAAAAGTGATTTTTACAGTGTTTGCAGAAGTTGCCATTGGCCCAACTGATGCCATTTGGTACTCTTTACCTGTGGAATCCACGATAAACAAATCTGCCCACATGCTTATTGCTGCATAGTAACTAAGATACAGCATGGTAGACAATCCTGCTGAACTTCCAGTCTCACTTATAACACCAGTAACATCAATGTAAATTGATTTGTTGTTGGGTAAACTGCCCACAATATTGTTGGAATCTGTGCTCCAATCTGCACGATCAACATATACTCCGTTTATAGTGGTAGCCTTTACTTGAGGAACTGGTGGTGGCTGAACATCGGAATTCTTGCAGTCAAATTCAGGCCCAACAGGCATGGTTAAGAATGATCTGATTGTAACTTTTCGGAAATCGGAGTATGCAATTTCTTTACCTATATTTAAAAATTCACTAATACCACCTGTTTCTCCGCCAGTTCCTCCGTTAGCATTGCAACCACAAGTTTCTTTGCAATATGTGTGGTTTAGTCTATATGCGTATACGCAATCCGCAGGAACGCACTGACTGCAATTTTGGTAAGGTTCTTGAGTATTGCAATTCACACACAAATCACAACCGTCTCCTACGCATCCTCCTGCAACGCAAGCATTACAATCTTGAGTTGAAGTGCATCCACACTCATAGCAGAATTCGTGATTTATGTTGAATTGGTCATTACACTCGTTTTGTGTACACTGATTACACAGGGTATACCTTTGTTGACACCCGCAACCCAAACAAAAATCGTGATTTATAGAAGTATCAAAATCGCAATCGCCTTGCAAGCACTCGTTGCAGTTTGTGTATTTTCCGTCTCCACCTCCACCATAACAATCAGGACACTGTGTTCTGCAAAGAATACCGTTGCAATTTAATCGTAAACACTCTGCACAATCTACTACTTCAGAAACACATCCGCAAGTTTTGCAGAATTGATTATTAACACTTGATACATCATCACAGTCTAATTGTGTGCATTGATTGCAATTGCTGTAAATATTTGAGCATCCACAATCCACACAAAACTGATGGTTTGCACTAGAAGTAATACCACAATCTCCTGTTGTACACTGGCTACACAGGGAGTATCGTTGATCGCATCCTCCACAGTTGTAGCATCCAGAGCAACCAACGCAATCGTATCCACCAGTTATATTAAAGCAATCGTAAATTTCCGAACAGCATCCGCACCCTGTGCATCCTGTTGCTCCTGTTATACCACACCCTGTGCATCCTGCACACCCTGAACATCCCTTACAGTCGTAAATTCCTGTAACCGTATTGTAACACGGTAAGTCCAACCATGTGCTGCATACCGCGCAACCAGTAGGCCCTGCGGATACTCCTGTAATTCCACACCCTGTACAACCACCGTATCCTGAGCATCCCTTACAGTCGTAAATTCCTATAAAGGTGTTCCAACACTGAGTTCCGTTTGCAGTTATACCGCAGCAGTTTGCACCTGTGCAGGAAGGCTCTATTACAGAACATCCTGTGCATTGCCAGCATCCTGAGCATCCTACACAATCGTAGGCAGATGGAATATTTGTTGTATAGCACGGATCTATTTGAGAACAACGAGCACATCCTGTTGCAGGTGCAGTTACTCCACACCCTGTAAATCCAAAGCATCCTGAACATCCTATACAATCTTTAAGTCCTGTTACTCTGTTGTAACCACCAGTCATGCATTTTTGGCATGGTACACTAGCAGTTCTGCCACAACCTGTGCAACTTGCACACCCTGAGCAACCCACACAGTCGTAAAAACCTGTAACAATATTAAAGCATGCTCCTGTGGTACTAGAACTGCAGCAACCACAACCTGTGCAAGAAGTGGGGCCTGTAACACTGCAACCAATACAACCGTGACAACCTGAGCAACCTTTGCAATCATATATTCCGTTAACAGTAAAGCATGGATTTGTTGGACTACACAATGCACACCCTGTTAGACTTGCAGTCATTCCACAACCAGTGCAACCGTTAAACCCTGAGCACCCTAAACAATCGTACATGCCAGTTACAATATTAAAGCAAAGTGTTCCGTTTCCTGTAGTACCACAGCATGCAGTTCCTCCTGAACCAGAGCATCCTGTAGACCCTGTTGTTCCTGTCATTCCACATCCTGTGAATCCAAAGCATCCTGAACATCCTATACAATCTTTAAGTCCTGTTACTCTGTTGTAACCACCAGTCATACAGCACTGACATCCAACACAAGGAGCAATAGTAGTGCAACCGTCACACCCAAAGCATCCTGAGCAACCCGCGCAGTCATAAATTCCCGCAAGAGTATAGCATGGAAGGTCGGCACGACACAAATTACAGCCAGTTGCTCCTGTTGCTCCTCTAGAACAACCAGTAAACCCATGACATCCTGAGCAACCTTTGCAGTCATAAATTCCTTGTACTGTGTATCCTAGATTTGTTGAACTACACAAGGCACATCCTGTTGCTCCTGCGGTTTGACCGCATCCTGTACAACCGTAACATCCTGAGCAACCCTGACAATCTAATTGTCCTGTCCAAACATTTACGCACGGCACTCCATAGGAGCAAGATTCGCATGGATCGGTTGGTGTTACTTCGCACCCTGTGCAACCACCGTATCCTGAACAACCCGCACAGTCGTAAATTCCGTAGAAAGTGTTAAAGCATTGTGTGCCGTTTGCAAGCAAACCGCAACAAAGAGCTCCACTGCAAGTTGCACCAGTTACACCACAACCAGTACACCCAAAACATCCTGAGCACCCTTGGCAATCGTAAATTCCTTGTACAGTATAGCATCCGTTTTGGCAACAGGCACAACCAGTACAAGAGCAGTTTCCTGTTTCTGTGAGTGTCCCACCGTAAATATAATCTTGCTCTATTGGTTCAAACACAACAGGAATCAATCCCATATCAATAACAGACTTGATGATTGGCCCTCGTGCCATTTTTATTTCGTGCGCGCAACCACTGCTGCCACGAACTACTAGGTCTATAGAATTAGAAAAATTCATTCCGATCCAAGTTTCGTGATCTGGTGTGAAATAATTTGCAAGACCAAAAGAAGAATCTACTTGAGTTATTCCACTAGGCGAATAAAAATCAATATAAGTAGGATTCATTCTGTGTAGATAATCGCAAGCTCTTCCTTCAGTAACATATTTAATGGATGGATGAGAAACAGTTGTAATTAGAGAGTAATTATCTACGGTACTTGGACTTACTGCTGAAAACTTATTCCAAGCATCTAATCCAGCTATTCCCTTAGATATTCCACGAGTATTATTTGTTATATTATCCACAATACTTAAATTGTTTTGAAGAATAGTAACATCAAAACCAGTAGAACCCATTGGATACAAATTAGAATTGTCAAATTCTATATTGGAGTATATACTATTTCCTAACCAAAATCCTACTTGTTTTGTGTCATCTAAAGCGTCTACCATTGTTTTCATAATGGTTTCTGCATTGTCCATATTATTAGTAATAGAAGAGGTTACTCCTGTTGGGGAAGTGTATACTCTGTTTGGTTCTGTCCAGTGTGTAACAGATCTTGGTGGATAGTTTGCGCCTATTTTGTAGGAAAGACCACTTGGTGTCCATATCATGGCACGATCCCAACCCTTATTTTCTAATTGGTCTTTAATATATGCAGCAACACCAGTGTATCCAATGGTATTAGGATAACCACCGACAAGAGTATAGTTTACACTATTTTTGTCCCATCCGTATGGGTTATAATTTGATGCTGTTGGACTTGGTTCGATAAGGTGTTCTAATGCTAACGGTATTCCTCGAACTGGACGATAGTCGGGTATGTAAGTTTGTGGAGGATACCTACGATCTAAAAATTCTTTATAAGGAGTAAGTGTTTCTATTACTGCTGCAGAATCTGTTCCTATTCCGATAGAACCCATTCCTATTAGATTTGCTTGAAATCCTGCTACTGGTGGAATTTTTGCAAATTTTATAATTACTTTATAGGTTTTGCTTTGACCTGCTGCTAATTTTGCTTGTCCGTTTTGCGTAATTTGACTTTCGTTCCATGTAGCAATCTGAAAACTAAATCTGTCTTGATATGCTTTATAAAATGCGTTTCCTTGTTGTGCTAATATAACACTCGGTGCATCTTGTGGAGGAAACGCAACCAAAGAAATTTCGTGATTGTCGTCGGAAGGAGAATACTCTGTAAGTGCTACACTAACAGCAAAATTATTGTCCACGCAACATTCACCACTAAATTTAGTTTTTGCAAGATGAATTGGAGAATACAGTTGACTTGGATAATTTGAAGAAAAAAGACGAGAATTTTTATCTAAGTCTATAAATGCACCCACTCCTGATCCAAAAGAACCAGCGTTAATTCTTGTGTCAAAATAAGAAACACTTTCTCCTAGATCCATTGGTGGTAAATCTGGCCACGCCATGTATTTTTCCGTGGTGCATGTGTTGTTATAGGCATAACTTATTTCTAAAGAATTGTCTGCGTCATTTTGTGCCACACTTATACTAGGAGCAATTTCCGCAGAAGAGCAAGAGGTTGGTGTAGTTTTTGGTTTCCAACCATTAATAATATTTCTGTTACCAGGCCCGTATACATTCCATGCGTTTTCTATGGCATTGAATTGAATACTAAAGTCTCCGTCCAATCCAGTATTGTACAAACCATTCCAATAAGTAAGTGCAGCAGACCACTGAGAAGCACCCATATTGTCTATCATACTCCACACATGGTCTACTTCTGCTGCTGTTGTTCTTTGGAAATTACCACTTGCTTGACCGTAGGTTACCAATTCAAAGGTTGCTCCCACCGCACCAAAACTAATAATGTCTCCAGGAGTAAATATGTGTCCCCATTTTGGTCGTTGGTTTGTAGGAGAAGGATCGGTGTTTGCAGAAATTTTGGCTAATTCTGCAAAAGTTCCTACAGGATTGGGTACACCCATGCTTGTTGGGTACGGAGCATTTCCACTTGTCATTCCGTGCGTGATTCCGTCCATCATCATAAGGTCTCGGTCACGATTCTCGTAAGGAGGAATACCATCGTAATTTACGGTAGTACTACTGAACCACATACTGCTATCAGCTCCTTCATACTGACCAAAAATTGGGCCACCAACAAAGAAGTACGGTTCTACTGCAATTTCTACTTCGTTTGGTTTGTTAGGAACTGATCTTACTGCTTTAACATAACCAATTCTGTCTGCCGTATTCCATCCCTTATCTTTATAAGAGTTTCCGTCAGAATATGAAAATACAGTGGACGATCCTGTTAATGAATTAAACAGGGGATTTGAAATAATAGCACCAGTTACTCCTACTCCTGCTCTCTTTCGGACAGGATTGGTTGGTCTTTTGTCGTCTGCTGGTCTTGTGTCGCGATGATTAAACGCAAAAGTAGTTCCAGGCACCATACCCATAGGAATTGTCCACCTTCCGTCATTAGATGTTTTCTTTACACGAAAATTCCATTCACGAAGTCTTGACCAATCCAAAACCTTTACGGCAGGATTATCGGTATCTGGCACAAACCATGTAGGGAAAGTGGAACTTAAATACGAATATTTGTGGGGTTCTAGATAGTTGTATTGTGCAGCATATTGACCAGTAACTCCATCTAAAAATGCTTGATACGCAACAAGATTTTTACGACAATGGTACATTAGACTGCTTGTTTCTAAGGGTAGAGGAGAGGATGATGTTGGCCATGTAGGAGAAATGTCTCCTCCTTGCCACGGATCACCGTCATTAAATTGACCTCCCGCAATGCGCCAACTAACTCTAGCAGTACCATTTTTTCCTACAATATGACTGCCGCCTGTGGGTGCTCCTGGTCTACCGAATGCTGTATTCCAATCCCAATAAGGTTCGTATCCGTGTCCTAGTGTGAATGGATTTTTTTTCCAATCTATAACATTTCCGTTCGCATCCATTACTTCTACAGTTTGTGGATTTTCTATACTAATTCCTAATCCAAACTGACAAGCATAAGTTTGCTCGCCTGTCCACATGTAAAAACCGTCTACTGCTCCTTTGCTTTGTCCAGAAAGAGAAGGAGCGATATATAAATCTACAAATTGGTTTGGTGTATAATAACTAAGATCTTGGACAGAGGTTATATACGCACCGTAAGTTAAGCCTCTAGCGTATCCACCGTCACCAGTACCTTGCGTGAAGGCCTTGTTAGAGATAAAAGGAAGAATGTATTTTTTGGTAGGCTCAATTCCTGCGTCTGACTGCTCTTGAAATATTTGACTTTTCCAACTTGACAGCATTGAAATAGTTTGGCTTGCGATAAATTTCTCAAAAACCAAATCTCTAGTAGCAGTATAGAAAGAAGGTTGCCAACCAGACACCGCCTTGCAAAAAGGATACCATTTTTCTTTGTGTAGTTTTTTAGAAAACTCTGTATTTTCTACTGCTTGGTTTGGATATACAGTGCTGTATAGGTTTCTTCTTGCTTCTACAGATGCTTGTCCCACCACTCTGTTTGGATCTAGTGAGTGCAAAACTATTCTGCCGTCCCAAACACAGGTCGGACAAGTCGCAGAAGGAGCATAAGAAGTGTAAGTAAGACCTGACGGTAAAGTAAGTGTTTCTCCTATTGATCCTCTTGCAAATTCGCCTCTTCCTCGGAATCCAGGATATCCATAATAATTCTGAATATTTCTAGGTGCTACGCCTGGATGACCGTAATTTGCAAATATGGCATTTGGAAAATTCTCTTGTAATCCTCCAAAAGTTGTTCCGTCTGGACTGACTCCTCCAACAAACATAGGAATTAAAATTTTATCTCTAATAAAATTACCCACAGAATTTGGATTGTCTGGATCTGCTATTCCTTCAGACTCGGAAAATAAAGCATCCCAACTCTCAGTGTTCATGCTAATAAGACCAGTATAGTCTGCAGGGAATGGGTTTAGATTATCCCATCCTCCACCAGAAATTCCATTCCAATCTGGTCGTATCTCGCCCCTCAAGGATCTTACCATTTTAGAAACTGCTTCTTTAGTTGTAGCAGTCAAGCCACTTATTCCTAAGTGTCCAGTTTCCTTGCAATTGTTGCACGGTAATCCGTATCCACCTGTAACTGAACGATAAGTTAAATAGTGCGAACTTGTTGCAGAATCCCAATAAGCAAAATGGTTATAAGATAATGGAGGAGGAACTACAGCAGGTGTTGTGAGTAATTTGTTGGGGTCTTGTGACAAATAATTCTTGGTTGTGTCCGACAATCCTCCAGTCTGAATGGTTGCTTGACTAGGAGGAAGTATTCCTATTACATTTTTGCCGTCAGCAGAAAATTCGTATTGAGCGGGAATATCAAAATTTACTGCTTTTCCTGCATTGCTTGGATTAGTAGAAAGTAATTGTGATTCGTTAGAATTGTCGGAACTTAATTTTTCAAAATTCTTTTGACCTGCGTATGTAAACACATTGTCGTAGTAAAATATAGGCAGCAGTTTTCCTGGTTGAACAAGACTAGATTTGTTTGGAGCAAAAGATACAGTTTGTGGTTGGTAATACGATTGTGTATAATCTTTAAGAGGATTATAATTCAGCATAACATATCGTTCACCAGAAGTAAATCCTCCTGACCACTCCTCTCGGTTTGCAGTAGACGCTTCTGTCCATTCCATCCAGTATCCTGTAGTTCCTGTGGACTGACCTGTCACTGTCATTCCAATTTGGTTTCTTCCTCCAAGATCAGTTAAGAATTCTGTTTTAAGATCGTATGGAATTCTAGCAACTACTGGCCCACGAATTCTACGGTTTGGATGCTGATATATGATCCAAAACGGATCTGCATTTTGAAATCCTGCAGTTTTTAGTGCAACCAAAGGATTCATGAATTCTCTTGAAAAAGTTACAGGATTTCCTATACTTTTATAATACTCTTCTGCGGTGGTGCCGTTCAGCAACGACAATGATATATCTCCCGAATCAATAGTACCGTTCTCGTCTAGGTCGTTTTGTATAGTCTTGTTGTGTTGCGTTGGATCGTATCCTGCAAGCAATCCTGTATACGGATCAGAAAACCAAGGAGACAAATCGTCGTTGGTTATGAATGTATATGGAGTATAGTGACCAATAATAGGAACATCGTACTCAAAAAGAGAAGTGCTTTGTTGAAGATCCGCAACCGCACACCGTTTAATTTGAACCTTACCAAAGAATGCTAAGCCTGCAGGATTCAACAATCGTTTAAGAATGTCTCTGTAACGATCAATTGTTACTTCACTTAAAATTACATACGAGTAATTTTGATAGAAATGATTGTCCTGCATTACTTTGTTTGTGCTTAGTCTGCCGTCATTGTTTGCGTAGTAACCCGCATACTCTGATACTCCACCCACCGAAACAGATCCAGTAAATCCAGTACCAGATTCAGACGATACAGTAATTGTTGGAGCAATCTTGTAGTTTACTCCAAAGTTGTCAATTATAAATTTGCGTATTTTTCCGTTTGTGTCCACTTCTCCAACTCTGCCTGCCGCACGAACTCCTGTGTCTCCAGCAGCAGGAGTAAAAATAATTCTGTCCCCTGTTTTATAGCCAGTTCCTGCATCATTAATTGTAATTTTACCAAGTACAGAAAATACTCTATTTTCTTTACGAACAACCCCGTCTGCATCGGCAAATTCTATACCGTAATTACCAGAAACAAATTCACCGTTTACACCACCCAAAAACAGTTCTGATATATCGTTTGTGCCTACTCGATATGTACTAACATCCAACACACGAGCACTAGCAAGGATACCACCGTCATCGTTTCTTTGAATTACGGTTCTACCCACAGAGTCGTAAATTGTTTTTCCTGTGTTGTTGCCTACTTTAATAGATCTGCGAACTACCCATTTTCCGTCAGACAACTTTAGAATGTCGTTTTTAGGATAGTAAAATTCCACAGAAGTGTCGTATAGAATTCTGAAAAGAAAGTCATAGGTTTTCTCTGTACCTTTTGCTCGGTAGAAACCTTTGATGTTTTTCATTAATTTAATTGCGTCTACAGGTTTTTTTGTTACATCCGATACTGCCATAGTTTCAGGAAAACCAAACAAATATTCATTTTTAAAATTAGCAATAAACTCGTCAAGAGTTCTGTCAATATCTACAACATTTCCTAGTTTTTGCGGAGATCGCAAATAAGTATTGTCTGCATCCAACCACTCGTAATAAGATGTAAGGAATGCAACAAGGGTAGGATGATCCACCCTAACAAATTCGGGTAACTGTCCTGCTATAAATGTAGAGATTGGGTTTGAGTTGTTGTTAGTCATTGCTCATATTTAATACGGAAACGGTGTTCCCGATTGCTGATTAATTGTTGGGATGCCGTCTTGTTCCACCGCAAAATTTGATCTATCATAATCGACAACAATGATTTGATTTCTTAAAGATTGGATGTCACTTTTTTGGGGTTGCACTGTTATTTTTATTTCTGATGCGGTTTTTGGTTGAATGTATTGCGGATTAAAGTTATTTAGGGTCAAAATTCCCTTCTCATAATTTATCTTGCCTATTTTACTGTTAATGTAAATTTTAGCAGTTCCTTCAATTTTATAAATTCTAATATTTCCGTAACCATCATCGTCCAAATAAGAATCCACTACTGGTTTGACTAGAGCAGTGCTTGTGGCATCCTGATAACCAAAAGCAGTAGAAGTCAATATTGGAGTGTATCCTTGAATCGGGTGCAGTAATGGGTTGCCAAACTTAATTGTGTAAGGAGACGGTTTGTTAAGAAAGGGTTCTATTCGTTTTTGAAGTTGAACACTTAAATTTGTTCCTGATATAGATTTGTTTGACGCGTCTATGGCAGCAGACAATTTTGATGTTTTAAAATTTCTTCCAAATTTATCTAGATTTGCGGCTTCAAATTCCTTGACAGTTAAACTCACCTGTACCGATAAACCGTCTGGACTAAGGTTGGTTTTTGTGGGATCGTATGAAGATACTGCACTCATTTCCAAATACACATAATCAGGATCTGTTATTTCTGGTTTAATGGTGACAAGATTTCTTTTACCAAGAATACTTTTCTCAATAGCCATTTTTTCTAAAATACCAATTTTTGATCCATTTTTTGGTTTAATTGAAATATAAACTTTTCCGTAAGCAGGAGGATCAGATTCTTCTCCACCCCAAACAAAAAACGAATCAATAGTGTCACTAAATTCTCTAACCAATATGGTTTTATAGTCTTCTACAGTTACTGCTCGTTCTTGTGCTTGATAGTTGCGTGGTGCGTAGTATTTGATGGATTCGATAGATTCTGCTTGTGTTCCACCAAAAGAGTAGGTGGAAATTCCTGTTGGATCTAGAATCGTATTAGTTTCTGCATAAGGAGCAAGAATACCCCCAACATAGGTAAAATTCTTACAGTTGTTTGCAATTTCTCCGTTAGTAAGCAAATATTCTACTGATATAACATTATTATTTTCTAGTGCCTTACCTACAATTCCGTCTCCAAAGTAGATTTCAAAATTTTGATTTTCTGATTCTTGTAGAAAATACACCAACGAATCGCCGTTTAGACCATTAACATCTGTTGCTTTGTTCCATATGTTTATCATTCCAGAAGTGTCGGTGACCGATTTACGAACACGAACTCGGATAGTATCAACATCAATATTGTTGCTAGGTAGTATAAATTTTTGAGCAGGGTCAAAGGAATTTACTACAAAAGTATAGGATTTCAAAGTTCCTTCGTAACATTTAACATTCCTTGCAACAAAACTACCAGAAACAGATTCTACTTTATAGTCGTCTAGAGATATAAAATTATAAAATTGGTTTCCTGGCAAGGATGCTCTAAAGGTATCTCCTCTATTAATAAATGCATTTCCTTTTCTTACACGACCTTCTATAGTTTCGCCTGTGTTTGTTGTTACATTGTTAAAAGAAACATCTAGAAAAATTTTAGAAGATTTGGTGGATCTAGGTGTGTATCCAAGTTGTTTGGCAATAGAAACCGCACTAGCTCGCAACACAGAAGAGTCTAAGAATGCTTCGTTTGCCACCATGTTTGCGTAAAACGCCTGATAATGCGTGTTATATGCAAGCAAGTCCATAATGATATTAATTCCTGAACCCTCAAAATCAAAATCTTTAAATTGAGTTTGTGATCGTAAATAATTCTTTAGATTTGTTTTGATTGCATCAAAGTCCAAACCATCTATTCTAAGATTTGTGTTACTCATCGTGTCCTCTCTAAAAGTATATTAGTCTCTAAAATTGTTGGTCTGTTTGTTATAGTGAATTTTATATTTACCACAACTGCATTGTTGTCATAGTTTGTAGAAAATTTCACCATTAAATCGTTTACTCTTGGTTCGTATCTTCGTATGAGTTCTTCAACATGACTCTGCAGGACTCCGTATACAATGGGACTTGGATTCTCAAACAGCAAATCTTGAATACCCGAAGTTATTTCAGGATGGAATGGTTTTTCGTATCTTCGTATAAGAATAAGATTACGGAGAGCTCTTTTTACTGCTTCTTCGTTTATTTTTATAAGAACATCTCCGTCCACATAATTGGGAAGAAAGTCCAAATCTAAATCTGTAAAATAATTTTTACTTGCCACAGGTTATCCCTTTTTTGTTATTTCTAGTTCTATAAACGAAGAATATTGCTCCATTAAGCGGAGACAGTCTTCTGGATCGTCTGGAAGTGTGTTCTTGTCATTCCAATCTACCTTTACAAATCCAATATACAGATCATTTTTTTTAATAGGCAGTAGTGCAAATGCTTGGATGTTTTTTGATTCGTTATAAGTTTTTAGAACAGTTTCGTTGGGTAAGGATTGTGTAAATCTTATTTTAGGATTATCTTCTTTTAATATTTCTATCATGTCCCAAAATAAAGTAGCAAGAATTCCTTGCATAGAATGAAACTCCATAGACACGCCAGGACTACAGGATTCGTGAGATATACTAAATCTCTTCATTGCAGATCCTTCTAAAAATTTACCACCATTGTGAAATTGTCCTATTTGCGCTCTGTCGGAATTGGTGTGAAATCTTAAAGAGGTTAACATTTCGTGTATATGGTTGTGTTTTCCTTCTGCAGGAGATTTAATATCAATAACTTCTTCTTGTGGTTGTCTTCGATCTTTCACAGATTTTGTCCACAGAGCATACTTATTTTTTACATAAGAAACTCCAACAAAAATTCCACCGATTACCGCAGCAGCAGACACTCCGATATTCATCCAAAATTCTATATTTGTGTTAGGTATCATAAAACTCCTGTTAACCTCCACCACAATAAACATTGTTACTGCCTGTTGCTATAGCAGATCCGCACCCTACAGGATCACCAATTCTCATTGCTTCACGACTGTTTATGTACACCTGAGAAGATCCTTTTACACTTATAGATATGTGGACAGGATGGTGGTCGTCACACCCTCTTGCATGCGGTCCGAGACCATCGTACTGACGGTGTGATCCTTTGCTGTTCACAAAAACATTAGACGACCACGCAACCACCTGACGAGGTGGATGGCAATCGTGTCCGCTGCAAATATCTCCGTGAGTGCTAATTCCTGGCATGTTAGTCGAAGTATCCTCTTTCTTTCATTTTTAATAAATATTCTGCGTTAGACACTGGTTTTTCGTCAATAAAAAACTTATTATTGATATTTAGGATCAATCTGTCTCTGTCTGATGACCAGTTATTGCTGATCCTCATTGAGAACTCTTTGTCGGTAAATACTCTTGGATCTTTTGCGTTAAATGCTCGTATTACAAATTTTGCGGTGTTGTTTGCAGGTAATCCGTTTGCAAAGGCGGATGCCGATCCAACCGTGGCATAATTTTTTTCATTTATACGATAATCCTCTGGTAATTTCCAGCGTTTCATAAAGTAGTCTTTACTGCTGTTGTCGCCAGGAGAGTCTGGCAAATCCATTTCCGAGATCACACCGTAAGCAACTCCTGTGTCCATATCTAAGATTAGGTCTGGGGGAAACTCTCCTCCAACAACCATGTACTGTATATCGCAACACTCGTTGCAAATATACCGTATTTCGTACACAGAAGAATAGATTCCTGTTACGGTGGTGGACGGTGGGCCTGGTGACGGATACGCGTGGAATCTGATTCTGCTTTCAGTTTTATTAATTCGTTGCGACTCTGTGAATGCGCCTAAATTGGTGTTTACATCAATTTGTGGGGTGCTGCTTACCCCTCCCTGCCCTCCAAATAAGATTAGGCAGTTTGATCCTGAATAGTCTCCTGAACCTGTTACAAGTTCACCAGCAGCACCTCCAGACGCACCGTAAGTGGTGTAGCCAGTTACTCCTACTGCATGACATCCTACACCTTCTGCTATTTTAATACCGTTTATGTTATAGGGCCCGTTAGGATAATAAAATTCAGGTGGACGCATTCCGTTATGTCGGTATTTGCCTAACCATCCTCCCCATTCAACCGAACCAGTATTTCCATAGGTTTCTGATCCGTCTCCAATGGTACACTCTGCTGCTTTTCCGTAAATTGTTCCGTATGGACTAGCAGAAAATGAAGTAGAACTTCTAAAACGCATTAGAAGACTCCACCGTCTACTTCGGTTACCGCATCAGGTTTCATTGACGGGAATTCTGTTTCAAAAGCAATAATAGGAATTGCAGGAATACCTTTTGTTGCACTAGCAGTATCTGACCTGCCAGGATATCCATTGATAACAGTTGCTTTACCGCCAGGAACTGCATAAAGACTTTCAGTTGGTATTGCAGGAGCTCCAATACTTATTAGATTTGTGTCTGCTATGGATTGTCCTGCTATACCTGCCGCGACAGGAGGCAAAGGAGTTGCACTAAGATTGGTTGTGCTTTGTGGTGTACCTGATGCGTATGAAGACGGAGAAGGAACTGTTAGTATTCCGACATTTGCTCCTTGCTGTACCGATTGTAGTGCTGCTGCAGGATTAACAAACGCCAATACTCCTGCAAATGCTCCTCCCACCACAGTTCCCACCGATCCTAACGCACCACTCAACAAAGCACCACTACCTACCGAAGAAATGGTTTCTAAACTTAGACCAGTTGGAACAGGACCGACACTACCTGAAGGAATATTTAAACTGTTGGCAATACCACTTGCTTCGCTGCGAACGCTAGTTTCAAACCCTCCAACTTCCTGACCCAAAACTGGAAATCCTTCGTTTGTTCCTTTAACTGCTCCAGGCGACACAATTTGATTTAGATTGCTGTTTAGATTGGTTTGTGCCGTATTTGCAGCATTTAGTGTAGCCGTGTCCACATTTGTTGCGGTTTCTAGATCCGACATCTCTTTTAATTGCTGTGCAATGCTGGCTCCAACATTACTCTGTATTTCCTCAATAGGCAATAAGTTTGCTGCATCCACAGACACCAAATCTGCTGCACCAGAAGGTAATCCTGCAGAAACCAATGCTGTGGATACTCCTGTTTCTACTGCTACTTTTTGTAACTCTTGCCACTTTGGTGGTGTGCTTAGTGCAGAGGACACCGCAGAAGCAAATGCACCTGCTTGTAGTCCTCCTGTATCGGGACACAAACCTTTCATATAATCCGTACTTATAACTTTGCCCTTTATAATTTCTTGATTTATAGGGCTTCCTGTAGCAATTCCTGCTTTTCCCAATAGGGGTGCAGGATTTTTTCCTGACGATAAATCGGGAGTAGACGCTTGAGCAACAGCAACGCCTTGAGGATTGAAATCTATTCGAGGAGCAACAAACGCCATATTTCCGTCACTGGCAACAGTGTAAGTTCCGTGAACTCGGTGTTCAAAATTTTTACCAGTTTCCATAACCACATTACCCCTAGCCAACATACGAACATCTCCACCTACTTCAATGTAAAAATCTTTTCCTGCTTTCAAGGTGGTAATAGCACCTTCCATATTCATAAAGCAGTTTCCTTTTACAAATAGTTTTTTGTCAGATAGAGATATTTCAAAATCGTCTCCCTTTGTTTTTTGAACACGAGATCCGTCTGGATGTATTTCTATCCAAGTTCCTGCTTTGTGGTATATTCCTATTCTTTCGGCACTTGGGGTGTCGTCCAATTCAATAATATGTCCTGATTCTGTTTCTAGAACATGATTTTTTGGGTACTGTGCTGCATACGCTGTTTCTTTTTCATCCCAAACTATTCCTGGATGTAATGCAGTCTGTACTCCTTTTAGTCTTTCCTTTTTTTTACTTTGAACTATTGTTTTTTCAATGCTTTGATTACGAGCAAGTCGATTGACATCAGGCTCTTTTGTGTCTTCTGGAATACCAGCAAACGACCCCATAATAACAGGATCTTGACAATTTACTCCGTCTCGGAAAAATCCAATTACCCACGATCCTGTAAGCAGACCTGTTGGTGAAATTCCTTTACCGTGGGATGCTGCACTGTTTATTGGTTGTAGTAGAGTTGCCCAAGGAAGATTTTCTGTGGGAAGTAGTTGTTTGTCAAAATTGTGGTATTCAAAGCACCGAACACGAACTCTTCCCATCTTTAAAGGATCGTGTACATCTTCCACTATTCCGTGAAACCACACAAAACCATTCTTTCCCATTTGATCATGAATATTATCACCCATTGGTTTTCTCCGTGATAGGAGACCCATAAGAGTCTTTTGTAACAGTCAATATAAGATCATAATCTTGGTGAAAAAATGAGTGATTTATTTTGGTTATCATGTAAAGACCCGACAAGTATCTGTCCATTCCAAAATCTTCGTTTTGCTGTGCTTTTTTACTAATGTCTTCAGGAGAGGTTATTTTTAATTCAACAATATCTCCTACTCGTCTACGAGAATCTCCTGGAACTTTTAATTGAAGAGTTATACAATTCATTTGATTCATGGAACTTTGACGAAGCAGTGCGTATTTTTCGTGCTCTTCGTTGTCGGGTATACCAGAAAATCTGTTTGAATTTTTCGGCAGAATTTTTTTATACGCTAAAGGATTTCCGTAAAGGTGTGTGTTTGGAGAAACAAGAGGATGCTTGTTGATGTGTTGACTAGAGGAAAATTCTTTATAATAATCAAATATAGAACCTTCCATTTTTTTGTTGTGTATATCAAAGGTATTCAGTATTGATCCGTAAACTCCTGTAGCAACATCCTGCATTTTATCGTTAGAAGAAATCACTGTTAGTTCTGTAATATTATCAAACATTGTTTTGTCGCGTTGTTTGTCTGTGGGTATTTGCCGATAAGTTGCAGTTTTGGGTAGGCCTTTAAAATAAGATAGAGGAGCAAATACATAAGTTCCATTCAAATGTTGAAAGAACAGGTAATCTGCACATTTATTTTCTTTTATTGAGGAAAAAGATTTATTTGCCAACCAATTGATTGCGTAAAACGGAGACCACCACGGAAACACCACGCTTTTATTTGTTCCTTCAGACGGAACTGGAACCCAAAATTTTACTGTTTTGTTAAGATAATTTTTATCGTTTTGCTTTGCTTTCCATATGTGCTGATCAAATATTTGACTTGCCATATCCGAATATGATTTTTGCTTATACGCAGTTGAGAATTTTGTAGTGGTGTTAAAAAAGAATTCTTCTGAGACAAATTCTATGGTTGTTATTTTTGCTTTATCGGATGCTTCTGTGCTGTGTGATTTGTAGACTCTAAAAACCAATTCTATTTTGTTTTGTTGCTGATTTTCTTGTCCAGGAGTATAAAAAGTTATCCGAATAGACTCGTTGCCCATTATAATATAATGATTTTTCAACGCCAGTGCGTCTCCAAATACTATCGATCCAGATAGACTATTTGAAAAAATATCTTCGTAAACTTCTACTGAATAAATAAAGTCTTTTAAACTAATTTCTTCTGGTTTTCCTGCTGCTGCAGAAGGAATCAAAAGATTTACAGATTCAATAACAATATCGCCTGGACGATTTAGCAAATTAGGATCAGTAGTTGGCGCGTCCATTTATTGTTTATCTGAATAAGTCGGAAAATTCTTTTGATGCACTGTTTACATATTTTGCTTTTAGCAAAGAGATGTTTCTTTTTCTTTCGTTTAAAAACGATTCGTAATCGTAATTTGATACCTCTCCAATCGAAGCAATTGTGGATTTTAGGGGAGAAGTATACACTTTTATTCGTTCCGTTGCATCTCCACCAGATATAGGATTGATTCTTCCTCTAGGGTCTAACCAGTTTCCGTATTTGTCTTCAAAATGATGCAATGATGTTTTGTTTTCTTCTGTGTATATAATTTTAGTTTTTATTTTTATTCCGTTGCTGTTTGTTAAACTTATTGTATCGTTTGCGGTTGTTGGAGTTCCTGTGTTTGTATAGCCTGTTACTACCATCTTGCCAAACAAAGGATCATACGACAAGGCAGTAACCGTTGTGTTTCCTATAATTGCGGTGGTAGATTCTGTTAAAACAGGTTCTGTGTTTAAAATTGGAAGTTCTGCTTTTGCTCCATCCGAATAGACAAAAGTATCAGAAACATAAACTGCAATTCCAGGATATTTGTAATCTAATTGACTGTCCAATTCTCTCTGTGATAAGGGCCAATCGTAATAAGGATTTATCATCTCGTTAAACAAGAGTATTATCCAATGAAGATCTGCTCTTCCGTATACTTGGTGTGCTAAGGTTTCTGGTTTTTCACCATCAGAAATTAAATAATCATCAAATAAACTATCGTTATCTTTAATATAATTTGAAAATTTTGCTCTAACCAAAATATTTCTTGCTTGAACAACAGTTAATTCGTTGGCATCTCTTATTATAGAAGTAATGGGGAAATTTGAAAAATAACTCATTTTTAATACCCCTGATCTATTCTGTCTTGAGTTAGGATTTCCAACTCTTCAAAGGTAAGACTCATGTCTATTTTTGTTGGTGACGCACCCAATCCAGGTTCAGGTGCAAAGGTGGTAAACTGTTCGTCACCGTAAGTTAAACTTATATCTTTCAAGGCACACCGTGCAATTTTAGGTAAAAAAACATTTTCAACTCCGTTATGAAAAAACTTAATTTTAAATTCTGCAGGATAATCCAAATACCTTCCTGCCAAATCTTCAGATCGCTTAGGTAATGCGTACTTTCTAAAATCTCTTATAATGCGGTGAACTTCTAACATTTCGTGACGAGATCTTGGTGTGAATCGAAAAGAAAACTCAAACACTCTTCTTTTTACAGACTTAAATAAATTAAGTGCAAAAGGATTTTGAACTTTGCGAGAGGTTGCTGCGTACACCTTATCCAACTTTAAGTCATCCATTCCTACCATTTTTCCTAAAGATGTACTGGCCTTTGCCAAAGCTCGTCTGGCGTAGGTTTCCTGCATTGCGCGCATCAATGCTCCTGAGTTTTCTCCCTGAGAAGAAGCACCCACCATATTTGCTAGAGTCCTGCCCATACCTTTTAGCCCACCAAGTGTTTCTACCAATGCACCAAAATCATCTTCTGTGTACTCTACTCCGTATGAAGTTTTTAGGTTATTTGGTAGGTATAGAAGTATTGTTTCTGAAATTCTTTTGTTTGCAGTAGTCATTCCTGTAGTTTCTGCAACAAACGAAAAATCTCCCATTCCTGTATTTGCAGTTGGTTCTCCATAATTTTCCCATACCGATTTTGCCATTGTGCTAAATGCTCCCGATTGAATTAGTGAATTTGAGTTAAATGCTGCCACTCCCATTGATGCGGCAGAATCCACAAGACCAGAACCTGTAGCAAAAGAAGCAGCACCGGCGATTCCTCCAGAAACAGAAACTGCTGCAGCACGAGTAACTGCTCCATGATTGTTTATGTTAGTTCTAAGTTTTTCTATATCATAATTAAAATTACCGTAATTAATTTTAGGAATAATTTTATCTGACTGTGATGAGGTGTTGGAGACCAAACTTGCACCACTAGTTTCGTACATTTCAAATTGCATATAATTTTGTAGTTCTGGATTTACTCCTAGATCTTCAGGATACACTAGAATTCTATTCTGACCTTCTGTCCTGTTTGACCTTGCAATATCTCTCTTAAGTTGTTCTTGATGAGCCATAACCTCCATGGCGGTGGTCTGATATTCATCCGTCTTCATCATGGCAATCGTATCTTCTTCACTAAAACGAGTTACTGCGCTGTTTGGATTTGATTTGTTGCCAGATTCCGTACCAACTGCATCGTATCCTACTGTCTTGGACAACCCTTTACTATTACTACCAGAAGGTGGAGCTCCTGCTTGAGCTGCTCTAGATGCTCTGTAGTTTGCTGCCGACTCTGCTCGCAAAGATTCCAACTGTTGTGGGGTATAAGTAGATTCTAGAGAACCTGCTAACGAGGGGCCATCGCCAGGATTTCCTAATGTTGGACTTTTAAGGGCCTGGTCATGAGCCATCATTCTTTGAATTTGCAAGTCGTCTGCTGCGCTCATATTAGTTTCCTCTGTTTAAATGTGTTTAACATAGACATTTTGCCTTTCCTTTGCTTATTGTATTTAGATAATATTTTACTAAATATAAAAAAGAGAGGATACTCCTATCGGAACCTTCAGATCATATAAAGGATTCTATAAACCCAAGAATCCCACCAAATATAAAGGCGATCCCACCAACTGTATTTATAGATCGTTGTGGGAGCGGCGCTTTATGCAATACTGTGATTTAAACGAATCTATCGTTGGTTGGTCGTCTGAAGAAGTAGTAGTTCCTTATTGGTCTCCTCTTGACAACAAACCTCACCGATACTATGTGGACTTTTGGGTGAAAACTATGACGGCTGAAGGCAAAGAAGAGTGCATGCTGATTGAAATTAAACCTAGAAACAAAACAAGTAAACCTGAACTAGGCAACAAAAAGATGACTAGAGCAAAAATAAACGAGATGCGAGACTGGATTATAAACAGCAGCAAATGGGAAGCTGCAGAGAAATTCTGCGAGGCTCGTGGGTGGAAATTTAAGGTTTTGACCGAAAAAGACATATTTGGTCGAGGAAAAGAAAGAAACGCACCATGAGTCAAGAAGAAGTAGGAGCTATTCTTCGCAAATTTAAATTTGAAAATATTGATATTGCTACACGCACAGCAACGCATTGGTTAGGAGAACACCTAAACTCGGTAGGGCCCATTAGTCGTACCTCTATTCTTAGAGACGCAGTGTCTGCTTCTTCTATTAGTCCAGGCAACATGTATTTTTTCTCATACAATCCTAAAACTAAAAATATTTTGCCGTTTTACGACATGTTTCCTCTTGCTATAGCACTAAAACCAACTCCTGGTGGGTTTTTAGGGTTAAACCTACACTATCTTAGATACTACCACAGAGCAGTATTCTTAAATTTGCTGTTAGATTTTGCAGACAGAAGCAATTGGTACGAAACAAAAACGGCAAAATTCTTGTTGGAGTATACAGCATTAAAAAACAATAAATATCTTCATGGTACGATAAAACGATATTATTTTAAACAATTCATAAGCGGAGCAGTTCGAGTGCTTCCTAAAGACTGGAAGGTTGTTCCGTTTTTACCCATAGATAGATTCATGAAAGCATCAAGAGAAGAAGTGTTTAGGTGGGCATCTTCACAATAAGCAGAAAGACATATTCACATGAGCGCGTTCGGTTCTTCATTTAATTTTCCTAAATTTCAAGATCTTCTTGCAGCAGACTATTCTAATAGTGGACAGCGGGTGTCTCCTTTAGGGTCAAATCAAGGTGCGGGTTTTATTGAGGAAATGGTTGGATACGCTAGGTGGATGGGATTTATGCGTCCCAACAGATACTGTGTTTTGTTTCAAGGAGTTCCAAGTGCTGCTGCTTTAATGGAAACCAAAAACGAACGATTATCCATGAATTGCTTGTCTGCTACCATACCAGACTCTGGTTTTTCCACAGCAGAAATGTCTATTTCTGGCCCTAAAAGAAATATTCCTCAATCTCAGGTGTTTAGTGCAGATCCTGCATTTCAATTTAATTGCGGAACAGATCTATACGAATACACTTTTTTTCGTGCATGGCAAAGGTCGATTGTAGATCCAGTTTCTCGTCAGGCAGCATACTATAATGATTATGCAAGAAATTGTTCGTTAACTCTTGTTATTCTGCCAAATAATGTTAAAAACTTTAGAGAAATGCTGGACAGATTGGATACTGGTGAACTGTATGGAATCCGACTGAGTGAATTGTATCCAAAGGTTGTTGGTATGAATCAAGTTCAGCACAGTTCTTCAAATAATGTTTTAATATCTAATGTTACCTTTGGATACCGTGAAATTGTTCCGTATAAGGATTGGGCAGACGACTACAAGTATGCACTCAAGGCAGCAGCAGATTCCATGATGGATACCATACAGAGTGGAACTTTTACAAAAGCAAAAGCATTGTCAGGAGAGGGGTTACAGAAAGAATTGGAAAATTCCGCATACGAACAAAGCATGGGCAATTTTCTTGCTAAAGAACCTCTTGGTGCTAAAATTGCTGGCGGCAATCCAAATTACGAAAAATACATTGTTCCTAGCAAAGATCCGTCAGTCCCACCAAATGCAGGAAGTGCCAATGTGTTTATGAACAATTTGCTGACTTCAGGTATTAACACTTCTGCCCTCTTCAAAGGCATATAAATACAAAGTAATGACACAACCTAAGGAGAATTGATTATGGGTCTGCCAACAATTGCTGTACCGAAATATACACTCACTGTTCCTTCTAGTGGACAACAAATAGAATATCGTCCTTTTCTTGTAAAAGAAGAGAAAATTCTGCTTTTAGCAAACGAAAGCAAAAACGAAAAAGAACAAATTCGTGCAATGAAGCAAGCAATTGAAAATTGCACCTTTGGTAAGGTGGATGTAAATTCACTTGCTTCGTTTGATATTGAATATTTGTTTCTTAAATTGCGATCTAAGTCTGTAGGAGAAACGGTAGAAGTTGGAGTAAAATGCAGCGAATGCGAAACCAACTGTCCTACAACTATTGACTTGAGTGATGTAGAAGTAAGTTTCCACCCTAAGTTTACAAACAGGATTGCCCTTACAGAAACAATCGGTGTTCTGATGCGTTATCCAACTTACGATGACATGGTAACAATTTCTCAGGCGCAGAAAAAAGAAGACAATACTGCTGTTATGGATTTTGTGGCAAGTTGTATTAACAAAATTTATGACGGACAGCAAGTTTACAACACTGTGGATTTCACAAAACAAGAGGTCTTGAATTTTTTAGATGAGTTATCACAATCGTCTTTAAAGAAGATAATGTCGTTTTTTGAATTGATGCCGTCTCTACAAAAAGAAATAAAAGTTATTTGCAAAAAGTGCAATAAAGAATCGGAGGTAATGCTAAAGGGTGCTCAAAGTTTTTTTCAGTAAGTATGATGCACGACAATCTGGCGAATATGTTTCAAAGCAATTTCGCACTAATGCAGCATCATAAGTATTCTCTGTCGGATTTAGAAAATATGCTACCGTGGGAACGAAGATTGTATATTGATATGGTGATTAGTCATGTTAAAGCGGAGAATGAGAAACAGCAGGGAGGAATTGGTGGAGGAGATTTAGATCCTGCCCAATTCAAGAAATAGACTACACCACAGCATTAATAATACATGGCGCAAGATTTTAACACAGGACCCAATGCTACCCCTGGCGGTGCACCAGAAAATGCTCGCGTCAATGATGCTGCAATGAATGCAGAATTAAAGCAGGCTCAAATTCTTCAGAACAATACCATTAAGGGATTGACTGATACAATTGATAAATTAACAAAACAATACGAAGAATTAACACAGTCTGGCAAAGAACTGTCACAGGATGAAGCAAATGTAAGCAAACAGCTTCAAGACAAAATACAAGATCTTTCTGATGTGTTAAAAAACATGAAAGCAGGAATAGCAAGAGGTGAACAACCTGCATCCCTTTCAAGTATTGGTCAGAAAGAAAGAATCCAAACTTTTGATAGACTGACCTCTGTTATAAAAGATTTTCAAAAATCTAATGCAGAGTTTATGAAATCTTCTAGTGGAGATGCGTTGGATTTTGACACTTGGTTTGCTAGTTATACTGCACAAAAGCAATATGATATAGAGTCTCTTGAATCTTCCGAAGACAATAATTTGTTGTTAGAAGATATTAAAAAGATTCTTAAATCTCAATCTTCTGAGCTTGCAAATCTTACTGACGAAGAATTAACAGATGTTGCTAAAAAGAGTTTAAAGTTATCAGTAGACGAGAAAAAAAGAGATTTAGAATTTTACGAACAAAACAGAGATATTATAAAATTAAATAGAATTGCAAACGAAAACGAGCAAGATGGTGTGAAAAAGATAATTTCTTCCGCCAAATTTGACCCAACCAAACCTATATTAGAATACGGATTTAAGAGTATCAACAAGGATATGGATACTCTTATTAAAAACACAAAGCACCGAACTTTATTACAAATTGTTGCTGATTTGTTGGGGCCGTTAGGTCATATTATAGTGTTTATGATTAAGGTATTGTTTATTCCTCTTGCTGTAATTCTTGGTCTGCTTGTTGGTGTTGTACAAGCGCAGTTTCTCAAGTTAAGAGAAGTAGGAAGAATGTTTTCTGGTGAGTTTTTTGTAAACATTTACAAAAATTTAAAACTGGTATTTGGCAGCGGAGGCCCAATACATAAACTTGGAAATGCTTTTGTCTGGTTCAATATGAAATTTATGGGATTGTCTAGTGTTTTTAATAGAATACAAGCAGCTATGGGTAGGTTTATATTGGCAGTAATCATTGGAGAAAGGGGCTTTGCTGGTTTTATAGGTAGACTAATCAATACAATAGGTCCTTCTATAGTAAGAGGGTTTGCTAAGGTTACAGGTTTATTTGGACGCGCTTTGGGCAGTCCTCTCAGAAGAGTTGGAGATTTGCTTTATACAATTGGAGTCCTCTTTCGGGGAGCAATAAGTAAAATTGGATCTGCTGTGAGATTTATATTGCCTTATTTTAAGACGATTGGAAATAAATTCACTGCTGCAGCAGCATTTTTATTGAAACCCTTTACTATGTTAAATTCTTTCTTAAACACAAGAACAGGAAAGCTGTTTTCGGTTGCAGATAGATTTTTAGGTGGAATTTTTTCTACTTTTAATGCTTTTCGCAAAATTGGTCTTGTGGTTGGTGGGATTCTTGGGCCGTTTGCCGGGGTTTTAAATATTTTTAAATCTCTTCCTGATTTCTTTCACAGAATATTTCACGGAACTTTTAGAGAAGCAGTAAAAGCAATTATGGGAATGATTGTGTTTATACTCACTCAATTTTTCTCTTCGCTGCTTGGGCCTATTGGTGGAGTAATAGCACTCACTATGTTTAATTTTGAAAAAATCATGAAATGGTTTGATCCTATATTTGATTTTTTGCTTGATATTGCAATGTGGCTTGGTGGCACACTAATGATGATATGGGAATATGCGGTTAAACCTTTAATAGGAGCAGTTGCCGAATTCTTGTCTGCATTTCTTGACATAGTATTTGCTATAGCCAAACCTGTAATTCGTTACCTGCGGTTTATTTGGGATATTATTATTAAACCTTTGCTTGTTCTTGCTGGTATTGTTTTAGTGGGTTTATTTTATGTGGTAAAAAAGGCATTTCAAGGATTGTCTTGGTTGTTTACAATGGTAATTTTACCAGCAGTAGAAATGATTTCATATGTTATTGAAAGTGTATTCAATAAAGTGGAAGACACACTTTTAACTGTTTTAAATTATTTGGTTGATTGGATTAATAAAGCAGCTAGTTGGTTTGGTATGAGTAAAATTGAACACTTTGGTGGTAGCACCGCAGATAAAGCAAAGGCAAAAGAAAAAGAAGCAGCAGAAAAATTAGCAATTCAAGAACGAGAAAAGCAAGAATTAGAAAAGAAAAATCAAAAAGATATGCAGGCTGCAGTGAAATCTGGTGTAATTTCTGGTATGGAAAAAGCACAAGAGGTTGTAAGAGATCTTTACGACATGACTAAAACAGAAGCATCAGGAATGCTAAATCTAATAACCGATGCACTTTCCTCTAATGGTGCAGGTATGCTAGACGGCAAAAAGATAGGAAATCTTGTAGCAGCTGCGGAAAACGGATTGAAGAGTGGATTTGCGGCCGCAAAAGGAATTGATATTTCCTCAAAATTAAATAGCGTAAAATCTATAGGTAATGATTTTGTTTCTATGCTTTCCGCACCCAAAGCAGAAACAATGCAATACGCAAACACCAATAATGGTTCTGTAGAATATTTTGATAAGCAAACAGGATTCACCCCACAACTCGCCGGAAATACTATTGTAAACAACAATAATAATGTTGTAAACAGTAGCAATTCCGGCGGTGGGTCTAATCTGTTACCGATAATTTCATCGGGTCACACTGATCCTACCAAAGTATCGTTGCAAATTGGTCTAAGACCACCAGGATAATTAATCCTCTTCTGCCAACTTTCGGAAGTACGAAAGTGTGTCGTCTTCACTACTCGTGTCTTCTTGTGCGACAGGTTTCTTAGAAGGAACAACTGCTGCTTCCTTCTTGCGAAACTTCTCACTCAGACTCTCACGGACAGGTTCTGCGTCTTCTGCTCGTTTTGCAGATTTGCTTTCAGTAGTCAGAACGGTATGATACCGATCCTTTAACTCATCGTAAGACTTGAACTTATCCTTGCCAACAAGTTCTTGCAACTTGTATTGTGACTTCCAAACCTTCTCAAGCAAGTCGTCCTTGCCATCAAGCAGAGAACTAGGAGAATCAAACTCACTTTTGTCATAGTTTGCAAACCCTGCAACCGTTTGAATCTTCATCTTGAAATTTTGACCCTTCCAAAAGTCAAACGGATTTACTGGTTCTTCGCCAGGAAACTTTGGTTGCATACTATCACTAATCTTATCAAAAATCTTCTTGCCGTAACGAAACAAGAATACCTTGCCTTCATTCTCACGATTAGCAGGATCACTGATAACCATAATATTGCTGATGTAAGACAGTTTTCGTTTGCGTTGTCGTGCAATTTCCTTGTCGGATTCTACACCACTATTCCACAACTCATTGTTTGCTTCACACACAGGACACTTCAAACCAAGAGTAGTTGGGCAGTTTTCAATATACCATCCACCCTTGCTTTGAAATCCGTGATTAAACATACGAACCCACGGAACATCTTCGCCTTCTGTTGCTGGCAGAAAACGCAAGATAGCAAATCCATTGCCGTCCTTGCCTCGTTCTGGTGCCCAAACGCGTTCATCCTTGTAGGACTTTGTTTCGTTAATCTTCTCCAATTCCTTGCTTAAACTAGAAACGGAATTGTTACTCATCTTCTTCATATCTGAAAATCCAGCCATATAGTATCCTTTCGTATTACGAGGTATTAAAAGTATTAGTGAACTAAGAGTACAGTATACTCTTTATTTTGTGGAATGCAAGTCTTTTGTTAAGATTTCTGCAATAATTTTTTTCAGTTCGTCCCGACGAGATTCAAGATGCAAAAAGGGAGCGTATCTTAAAATGGGAATGCCTATTTCTTCCCAAATAGGATCTCCTGCCGTATTCCAACTTTTTGTAAACTGAAGAATATCGTCTAAAACCACAAAAGTTTCAGGACTTATTCTTTTCTCCATTAGATATTTAAAAATAGGAGCATACGATCCGTCTACAGGAGTAAACATATTATTAAATTTATCAGGAGTTTCTTTACACAGTGTCCACAACTGATTAATTTCAGTCTTGATATGGTACTGAAGACTTTGGACGCGTCGGGTTCTAGTAGTGTGTGCCTCGGTTGCTTCTTCAGACAGCATATCACCAATCCATTTTTTATTTACTAAAAACTGAGACAGTAAAAATTCCACTAATTCGTCACCTGAATACTTTTTTGATAACTTTTCAAAAAAGTACCGATCTTTTCTTCGTTCAAAAGTTTCAGGTAAAACTTTAACTTTGCCGAAACGGTGAAAATCAAACCCATTGTTTCTGAAATGAGCCTTCAGGGTAAGAAATGTTTGGTATACCTCAAAAGGTCTCATTAGAAAAGTTTAGAACCTTTTTTCAAGATGTTTGCTCGTTGACCTTCTACTTTGATTCGTTCCTTTAGAGGTTTTGTTAGTAGTTTTGCTGCTGCTTCTGGCTCAATGCCGTGACGCTCACACAGATCAATAATGACTTCCATGTAAGTAGTGTCTTTTCTTGCAGTATACAATTCTTCTACTTGACGACAAAAATCTGCTTGCAAACTTAGTATTGATCCCATTTTATTCTTCTTCTCTTGGTACACTTACTACATTTTTGCCACGAAGAATACCGTTAGAAAATTCCTCATCGTTAAGCACAAGAGTGTATTCTTGTTGCTGTATCATTATACGAATAACATGCTTTCCTGCACCAATTCTTTCTAAAACCGTTTGTTCAGATTCTGGTACAACTTCTTCTTTTTTAAATAGTCTGCTCAACCATTGCATTGATCTTCTCCTGTAGTTCTTTGAAATTATTATGCGACCAATAATTCTTGATAGAGTCACCTAGTTTTGTCTTATAGTCATCAGGATTCTTTTTGAATTCCTGAGTCGTACCGTCCTCTGCAGAAATCAGAATAACAACCTGTGGAACACGAACTCCTGTGCTTTCCAACCACATATACGAGTATGCAGCGGTTTGCTCAAAGTAGTTGGTAATCCAATCTGTTTTTCTGAAAGATTTTGCTGACTTAAAGTCGATTACAGAGAGAACTCCCTCGTACTCTCCAATACAATCAAAACGACCTGCCATACGCAAACTGTCAGAACACAGTTGAGTTTCCTGTGCAATCACCTTGTTAATCTTGCTGATGTTAGGAATCATCTGCTCAAACAAGGTCTGCGTTCTTGTGCAGGAACTTGTTGTGGGTTTGCCGTCAATATGATTCTCAATAAGTGTGTGCATATCTGTACCTCTACGCATTGCGTCCTGACTAGATTTCATGTTTGCAGGGTCTGCACGCCATTTTGCCCAAAATTCTTTCTTTGCGAATCCTGTAATAGTGGTAACCGATGGATACCAATGACCGTTTGTTGGAGACTGGTAAAATCTGCCCATACCGTCTAGTTCTGCTGTTTTTAGTTTACTGTTCATTTTAATAGTCTCTCATTGTATTTCTAGGGTGTGCCTTTTTAATTTTAGATATAACATCTTTAAATCCATGATCTGGTCGTGTGATACCTAAACGAACAGCATCAATAATTTGAATACTAGCATCCGATTTAACAACTTTTTTCTTACCACATTTGGGACACGGTTTCTTTGTTGGCTGATTTCGTTTTGCAATAGTATAGATATCATCCCAAAGATGTTTACACGCACTACATTGATATTCGTATAATGGCATGTGGATTAACGAGGTCTTGGGTTGCTGACCGCAGTCGGTTCTACATCTTTAGACTTGAACCAACGCTGTATGTATGGATGGGTGTCTTCAATGTTCTCGGCATCGTGAATAGACACCAAATACTGAGGGCCGTAGTGTCTGTCCCACTCCACTCGAATTACCATTCCCACCTTTTTAACACTACGAACCCATACCTTGGAACCTGGAGTTAGGTTTACTTTTGCTTCGTTCATTGTTCTTCCTAAAAATTAAAATACAAGTAGTGGCTAGCAACATGCTGTCCGACTTGCTTGTGATATATACACACTATAACCAACAAATGTATTTTGTCAAGTGTTGACAATAAATTTTATTGTGTTATTATCCCACCATGTCTAAAAATAAAAAAGCGTACTATTCAGGATCAGGCGACGAACCCACTTGGGATCATTTGACAACACTCTTGTCAGAAGACCCTAAAGTGTCCCTGCACTATATTAAAGCAAACAATTGGTATCACCATCAGTCCGACGAAGCAGACCATAAAAAGTGGGTTGTGGAGTGGATGGTTAAGAACAAGTATCCAACTGCAAATATAAATTCTGTTAAAAAGTTGGGAGATGTTAAAATACGACCTGATGCAGTGGACGGATTGCCTCTAGGTATGTCTGTGGGTCATGTAGCAAGAATGATTAACTTGGGTGCGCCTCTTGTTCCTGCACAGGTTGCAAATTTGAAAAAATGTGTTGCGTACCTTGTTACCAAAGGCAAAACCGTAAAGCAACAAGCAACTGCTGTTCCTAAGGTGGGAGTTCGTGAACATGTAAGAGAACAGGTATGCGAACTTATAGAAAAACTTGAAGTAATGGTGGACTGTATTTTAAGTGAACAAAAATTTGAATGGAGTCCTGAAGAGTTTATTAAAACTCATCAGATAAAACCAATGCTGTCTACCTTTATTGCAGATTGGTTTACTCGACAACTGAACGAAGTTAATATCCTGTTAAGTGGAGAAGCAGACGATCAATTAAAGGAAGGGTACTCTATGTTTAAAAAGGGTACAATTAGACGATACCAAGAATGGCTTCAGTCTGTTGTTACTGCTTTTCGTGGAGTTAAAAAGGTAAAAACCTTTACTGTTCGCAAACCAAAACGCAGAACTTCTCCTATTGATCGTGTAACAAAAATGAAGTGGAAAAAGTCTGACACGGAACTTGGTATTGAATCTGTACATCCTTCTCGTATTGTTGGAGCAAGCAAAGTCGTATTGTTTGATACAAAGAAACGAGATATTGTTTTGTTAGAAGCAGACTCTGCCGATGGATTAGATGTTCAAGGCACTACTATTAAAGGATTTGCGGTAGACAGCAAATCAAAAAAGGTTAGAAAACCAAAAGTATTCCTACAATCCATCAAGGGGGACATTGGCATTCGTGCGTTTAAAACCGCATTTGATGGGTTAAAGACAGAAGAAAAAACTGCAATAGGTAGAACAAATTCAGAAATGGTCATCTTGACTGTGTATAAATAGAATTAGTATGCTACATACTATATAATTATGAAACCGCTAACGGGAGCAATACAATGAAACTTATGGTAGGTGAAATTTTAGATTTAGTTGCTGCAGCAGATACCGAAGATAAAAAAATCAATATTCTTCGTGCAAATTATTCTCCTGCAATGGAAGATGTGTTGCGATGGGCTCACGATCCCACAATTATTTTTTTCACAGATAAAATTCCTCCGTACACTCCTGATCAAGCCCCTGAAGGGTTGACTATGACAACTTTGTATTCTGAGCACAAACGATTTTATATGTTTGCACGAGATGCTCATATTGACGATTCCCGAAAAAATGTATTGCTGATTCAGATGCTAGAAGCACTTGGAAACAAAGAAGCATCGGTTTTGGAACAAGTAATCAAGAAAAACTTATTGGTTGTTTCTAAGAATTTGGCAGAAAAAGCATACCCTGGTATGTTCCTAAAGCCAGTTCGTGTTCCTGTTGGTTCTTAAAGGACTGTTTGGGATGAGTAAAAAAGATAATTACTATACTGATTGGGAAGACAAGCATTCCCGAAAAAATAAAAAATCAGAAAATAGAAAAAATCGTAAACGAGTTAATTCAAAAGAATTGATGGAACGGTTTACTCGTGATGATTTTCACGACGATTTATACAAAGAAAACGAAAAATTTCATAATCATTGATTTGTTTCTGACTAAATACTAGCGATCCGCCAATTACAATATGGAGAATACAATGGCAAATAGTGATACAGTTGCTACTAAAAAAGTTACTTTGGTCATGATTGTTAAAGATGAATCTAGAGTTATTGAGCGTTGCTTGGCATCTGTGTTGCCAGTAATTGATTCTTGGGTCATTGTAGACACAGGTTCTACTGACGATACAAAAGAAAAGATCAAAAAGTTTTTTGACAATGTAGGAATTCCTGGCGAACTGCACGAAAGTAAATGGGTAAATTTCGGAACGAATAGAACCGAAGCATTGGAACTTGCCTATAAAACTGATGCAGATTATTGCCTTATGATTGATTCCGACGAAGTTCTTGTGTTTGACACAGGTTTTGATCCTGACGCATTCAAGCAAAACTTAACTGCCGATCTTTACAATGTGTTTGCGTTTTACGGCAACACTCGGTATCACCGACCACAACTAACATCAAACAAAAAGAAGTTTTATTATCGTGGCGTTTTGCACGAGTATGTGGATTGTCACGACACGGTAGAAACTCGTGATTTTGCTAAGGGTTTTACAAATACTCCTATTCAAGACGGTGCTCGTTCGCAGAATCCTAAAAAATATGCAGACGATGCTGATGCGTTTGAAGAAGCACTCAAGGGAGAAGTTGATCCAAAAGACTTTAACCGTTACCATTTCTATATGGCACAGTCTTATCGAGATTCTCAGCAATGGGAAAAGTCTCTTGAAGCCTACACCAAACGAGCACAACTTGGTGGATGGAACGAAGAGGTGTTCTACAGTCTTTTTCAAGTTGGTCGAATCCGAGAAATTTTAAAGCACAGTATTGATGATATTGTTGCTGCGTACTTTCAAGCATTTCAAGCAGCTCCGTGGCGTGCTGAGAGTCTTTGGGGTGCTGCTAGAATTTGTCGCTTGTCTGGTCGGTTTGACCAAGCATATCGTTTCTCCAAGCAAGCAATGAAAATTAAATATCCAGAAGGTGCTTTGTTTGTGGCACAACCTGTGTACGATTGGATGATTTTAGACGAGTTTTCCATTGCTGCATATTGGACAGAAAACTTCCGAGAGGCTCGTGCTGCGTCCATGAAGTTGCTGCAGGACGGAAAATGCCCACCAGATCAAAAGGAAAGAATTGAAGCAAATCTTAAATTTGCTACCGAAGGGGTAGTAAATCAAAGCGAAGTCGTTCTGAGTTGATTCTTATACTATCTGATTGTTTGGCGGACTAAATAGTATCACAGGCCCGCAACAAAGGATGGTATAATGGCAAATTTTAGATCTAATCGCTTTGGTAGTGTTTATATTCAACCGACCCCTAACGAAGTGGGTCTCAAAGATATTTTTTCACAACCAGGACATTCGTTTCAGCCCGGCGCTGCTGTATATTTTGAAACCAATGGAAGTTTGCAGCCTGCAATTGCCACTTCTTTATCAAAATCTAGTGTGATTGGTCTTGTTGAGTCTGTAAACGGAGACAATGTTACAGTAGTATATCAGGGAGAAATTGAATTTGCCGCAGGTGCAACCTCTTCTCTTGTTAATTTTCCCCTACTAACTGGAAACACTTACTATCTGTCTGCTTCTATTACGGGTGGAATTACCGCAGGGTATTCCACAGATCTGTCTGCAATTATCAAACCTTTGATGATTCCTTCAGGTGGGTACAAAGGCGTTGTTATAAATTCCTTACCCCTGTCTTCTACTCCTTTTATAACTTTATTTACTCCTGTAGGCAGTCTTGTTCCGTATGTTGGAGCAGGATCAAACTTGCCAGGAGGTTGGTTACTGTGTGTTGGTGATGCTTTAAAGAAAACTTCTTCAAATCCTCCGTATGCTGATCTGTACGGCATTATTGGAGAAAAATACGGAGTCTATGGAATCACCAAAACTTCAACTACTGGATTAACTGCATTCACACAATTTGACAGTTCAGTAGACAGTCCTCCAACAGAAGGGCCAGGATCTACAAAGAATCACTATATTGAACCTAATGATATTTTTAAAATGGTTTGGGGATCAAACCAATCTGTGGTTCAAGCGTATTCTGCCACAGGAACAACAAATAATGTTACTTTTAAGTTTTTATCTGCTATTACAGGAAGCACTTCGTTTAATTCTTTAGGAGTTGGAACTGAATTTGTACTAAAGTCTCTTGTTGCAGGAGAAGCAGCTGGTTACACCTCAGGAAAATTCTTTATTCCTGATCTTCGTGGTCGTATGGCAATAGGTGCAGGAACTGGACGAGGATTGTCTACTAGAACCTTAGGTGATTTCGGTGGAGAAGAATCTCATGTATTGTCTGTGTCGGAAATTCCTTCACATTCACACACTATACCAATTCTTAATTCTTTAGGAATTTCTGGTAGTGCTTCCTATATGCTTAATGGATCAACTGGCGGAACTCTTCAAGCAACACTATCCTCCTATCCTCAAACTGTACTTCCTGTTACAAGTGTAACAGGTGGTGCAAATGCACACCAAAATATGTCTCCATTCATGGCAACAAATTGGCTTATTCGTTACCGAAACAATACAGGTATGGCAGGTATTGAAACCGGCCCTCGTGGAGCGCAAGGAACTACAGGATCTACTGGTGCTCGTGGTACTACAGGCGCAACAGGAGTTCGTGGAGCAACTGGCTACGCATTGGGTGCGTTGCACTACTCTTACAGCAGTGTAATCAATCCTTCTCCTGGTTATTTTACTAGATATACCACCACTGCAACCAACCCTGACGGAAGTCTTTCTTTTTCTGACAATATGGTGCTGAGTGCAGAAGAGTATTACGGAACCGGCGTAGGAGCCTATATTTCTGCGTCCATGAGCAATACAAACTCTCAAAGAAATTGTCTTGCTATAGTAAGATCTTTGAAAAATCCTAGCAATTACGCAAGAGTGTACTCTTTGCAATCTCCGTATACTGTGGTTAATGTTACAGGGCCTTCTGTTATACCCACAACAGGAACTGATACACAAGCACCACAAGCATTGTTTGTTGCAGGAAATACCTTGACATATTACCGATTACCTATAAATGAAGTTCTTGCAACTCAAGGCACAGAGATTGAAGGAGAAATGTATTCGGTTATTCTTATTCCTAGTGCAAACGATGGAGTAAAGGGTGCTACAGGTGCTACTGGTGCAAAGGGTGCAACAGGAACTAACGGAGTAAGTATTGGTGCACTTACTTATTACTATGGTGCTGATTTTGGTCTTGATCGTACAAGTAACGATGGGTTTTTAGAGGCATGGAACGGCTTTTGGAATTTTTCTTCTAAAGACTACTATGGAGTAGACACATCAGGAGTATTGTCTACTATAGGCAGTGAAAATGTAACCTTGGATGCCGCTGGAAATCAGGTAGCAAAACAAGATAAAGCAGTTCAGATGACTGTTAGAAGTGTTTCTGACAATTCGTATATTGGACAATTTTATCTTGACGGAACATATAGTACCACCGCGTTAGGCTCAGGAGTTACTGCATACGCAATGACATCTCCTTTTAGTCTAGGATCAATTCCAGAGGGTTCTGCAGGCGGATTGGTGTCTGGACAGTTGTATTCGGTACACCTGACTCCACTTTCAATTCCTCCTTCTGGTTTTGTGGAAAAAACCAGTATTAAAACTGTTTACATAACTGCAGACGGTGGTGAAGTTCCTGAACTGTATATTGATACTGACGGTGCTGTAGTGGCAGATCGAGGTTCAACAGTTAATAAAACTCAACCTTATGGAGTGTCTACCAACAGCGACCTTCCAACATCATCAGCATATCTGTTCTCTTCTATGCAAGGAACTTACAACAAAGAATTCCCTAATGAAACTGACCCTGTACACCCACTGGCAACTATTAAGAGTAATTTTATCTATTCTATGCAATTGACTTCTCAACCTTGCGGAGGTAATTGTCAGGGAGCAAGTGGATACATTGACTTGTGTTCTGTGGTTCGAGATGTGAATATGAGTAATTATTTTACTCCTCCCACCGAAACAAACATTGGTCTTGTAAAAAATGGTGCAAACACGGTATTTCAGTCAGATGTTTCTCATGTAGTAGACGGATGTAGTGTTAATGTATTTGGTTACACAGGTTCTTATTTTACAAAAATCCCTGTTGGCATTTCTGCAAATTATTTAAACAATTCTTTGGGTAACACAGGAAGAAACACTCTTGCTATTGATGTTTACATGAATGTAAATAATATTGTGGTAGGCAACTATATCGGTATTCGTCCAGAGTATTTCACTCTTGCCTTGACAGGATCTGCTACAGGACACCAATCTCTTTCAGGAGTCTACAAAGTAAGTTCAGTTACAGGAGATTCGGTACGAGTATACACTCCAATTCCTTTTGGTGCTAGTGGTTCAAACATTTTCACAGGTTACATTACTGGTGGAATAAGTGGTAATTTTAATCAAGTGGATGTGTACACGGTATCCATGAACTTCCGAGACTGTAGTGGATACATTGTAAATTCTGGCGATTTAACTCTAGGGTTGTCTTCTCACGGACTTCCGTTTGTGGTGTCGTTTGAAGGTATGACTGCAAGTAGTCAAGCAGCAAAAGCAGTTATGGCTGTAAAGTCGGGTCATGTTGTTGTGGGTGAAGACATGGCATTCTACGGATGGCCTGCCTATGGAGCAGCATTGTTTGCTGACAGCGGAGGAACTATCAATGCCTATTCTCCAAAAATTTCACAAAATGCTGTTGGTGTTCACGCAACCAACAATTCTCAAATTAAATTGAAAAATCCTGTAATTTCTTCCAACACCTTTGGTTTGTATTCTCGTAATGGTGGTATTATTCAAACCACAGGCTTAAAGGTAGACCGAGCAATCACCTTGATGGCAAATAATTCTGCAATCGGCCTTGTTTACGATGCAGCTCTTAAAATTGAAGACTCAAAGTCACACATAATGTCTAGTGGTTATCAGGCAGGATTTTATTTTGGAGGAAGTTCTGAGTTTACTATTAGGGGTGGTGACGATGATTTAGGCCTTAGTGGTGCTACAGGATTGTCAAATACCTGTGGTGGTTCAACAGGAGGCCTAACTGGTGCAACAGGAGGAAACGGTTTCCTTATTGGTGCTCCTGGTTCTGTTGGAAGAGCCACTCTTTTATTTGGTACAGGAACTATGTCTGTTAATGTTACTGGTCCCGTTGCGTTTAAAGCGTCTTCAAGAAACTCAGCTACGCAAATTATACAGGCAAGAAACAGTTTAACTCCTAGTTCTGCATTTTCAGATTTAGGAATACAACCACCACCAACAGCACCATTTAATCCACAATAAGTGAAAAGGAAATACTATGAGATTTGAAAGACTTGAATCGGGTGACTTTACTGTAAACGGAACATTGGTTAAGAAAAATATATTTTTAACTCTTGAGCCAAATTATTCTGAACCATTGGACACTATTCATTTTCGGTATGATCAAGGGGTAGGAAGAACTGTTACTACAAACACCAAGCAGTACAAAATTGCTGGTGTGTGGGAAGAAGGAGAGCGATACTTTCGTCGTTTACACGATTTGAAACGAGCAAACATATTAACAGAAAACGAAGAAACTGAAGAAGAGTGTGAAACCGAGGTTAAACCTGCCTCGTACCGACAAGCAAGAAAAAATGAGTATCCGCCACTTTCTGATCTTATTGTTGCTCTTTGGGAAAATTTAATTGAAAAGAAAACAAAAAAAGAATCAGGCGTTGACAGTATACAAAAATTAAGAAAAGAAGTAAAGTCTAAATACTCTTTGGAGAACAAGAAAAATGCCATCAGTCAGGACGAGACAGAAACTAATTGATTATTCGTTGCGAGCATTGGGTTCGCCAGTAATAGAGGTAAATGTTGACGACGATCAAGTACAGGATCGTGTAGACGATGCTATTCGTTTCTTTTCAGAATATCACTTTGATGGTGTAGAAAAGGTGTATCTTAAATATGCAATTCAAGAAGAAGATATTGTAAACAAATCTATTACTATTCGTGCAGACAATCCTGGTTTCCTGCTGTCAGATAGACTCACGGCAAATTCAGAAGATCCAACTGCTGCCGATATTATGTTGGAAGATTTGATTACCAGTGTCACCAAAATATTTCATATTACTCAGCAGTCTATGGGCATGTTTGATATTCGATATCAATACGCACTAAACGATTTATACACCTTTGGAACTATTGATTTGGTGCAGTACGATTTAACACAGCAATACCTGTCGTTGCTTAGTCAATACTTGTCTCCTGAAAAAATGGTGAATTTTAGTCGAGTAACTAATAAATTAAAGATTCAAATGGATTGGAAATTGGCAATGCCTGGTCAATATTTTATTATTGAAGCATACCGTATTCTTGATCCTAGAATCTACACAGAAATTTACGAAGACCGTATGCTTAAAAAGTATCTTACTGCACTAATCAAAAGACAGTGGGGAATCAATCTAAGCAAATACAACGGAATAAAATTGCCAGGAGACATCACTTTCAATGGTGATAAACTGGTAACTGAATCTAGTACAGAAATAGATAGTATAGAAAAAGATATTATTGCAAAATACGAATTGCCAACAGACTTTATGATGGGTTAAGGAGCAAAAATTGGCACTTAATCCATATTTTAACAAATTTAAAAACCTACCAGAACAAAATTTAATTGAAGATCTCACTATTGAGGCAATTAAAATTCACGGTATGGAAATGTATTACTTACCCCGAACCATGATTCGGAAAGATGATTTCTTTGGAGAAGCACCGTACTCACGATTTGCTTCTTTTAAAATGATTGAGATGTATATGGATACCACCACTGCATTTGAGGGTGGTGATACTTTCACAAAATTTGGATTTGAAGTTCGTGATAGTGTTAAATTTACTGCATCTCGAAAAAGATTTAAACGAGAAACTGGCATGGAAAGACCGATGGAAGGAGATTTGTTATATCTTCCTCTTAATCGTGGTCTGTTTGAGATAAAATTTGTAGAGCATGAAAATCCTTTTTACTCGTTAGGAAAATTACTTTCGTTTCAAATGACTTGCGAGCTGTTTCAATACAGCGAAGAAAAGATGGACACCGGCATTCCTGAGATTGATGTTGTGGAGGAAGAAGCTGGTTATAGTATTACCCTTTCTTTAGGAGCAACAAGTGGAACAGGAATTTTTGGAAAAGGCGATACAGTATACCAATACTCGAACGGATCGGTTACGGGATCGGTGGAAAGCGCGAATGCTAAAGCGACCGTTCTCTCGTATGACAGTAGCATCCCAACTACTGTTGTTGTCACTGATATATTTGGTGAGTGGAAATTATCAGACACGACGACGCAAGTCTATGTGACAAAATCTGACAATACTGCTTACAAAGTAGTCACAGGAATTAACGATAAGTTTGGCACAAACATAGACGATTCTAACGCACAGATACAGGAAGAAGCAGAGCAATATCTGAATTTCACTGAAAAGCATCCGTTTGGAGAACCATAATGTTTGAACATTTCTACCACCAAACTATCAGAAAGGTTGTTGTAGCATTTGGTTCTATATTCAACGACATCTATATTTCTCGTTTGGATAGTTCCAATACAGAAGTAGAACGAATAAAAGTTCCAATTAGTTACGGACCACAGCAAAAATTTATTCGACGACTGTCTCGTATCGGAACAGATTTTGATGCCAATAAAGTTAAGATTGAAAGTTATCTTCCAAGATTGTCGTTTGAAATTTCTACACTATCATATGATCCTAATAGAAAATTAAACACAATGAATAGAACTATTTCCTACAAAAATGCGTCCACTATCAAGACTCGTTACGAAAAAGTTCCCTATAACATGGATTTAAGTCTAGGAATAATGACAAAAAATACTGAGGATGCTCTGCAGATCATTGAACAGATCCTTCCCTATTTTCAACCAGAGTACACAATCTCTATTAAAATGAACGAGATTGATCAGAATGTAAATATTCCTATTGTATTCAAGAATTGTAGTATCGGTGAAGGAGACGATGGGTCTTACGGAAACTATGACACAAGAAAACTGACTTACGCAACACTATCTTTTAGTTCAAAATTATATCTTTACGGCCCAATTCAAGAATCTGGTATCATTCTTAATACTGCTGGTATAAATCTTATTGATATGAATAGTGGGTTGACTGCTGCCAATATTAATGTGTATCCAAACACAGGAGTTACTGCGGGAAACTATGTGCCAGCTGGGCCAACTGCTCAAACTGTGATTACAGAATATCCGTTATGAAAATAGGAGTATATTATGGGTGGTGATTCAAAAATTGATGCAAATTTAAATAATGCTATATTTGGTGATCCTTTGCCTGAACCAAAGGGAAAGATGATAGAACCTGTCCGAATTGCCGTAGCATCCTCGGTAACAGGAAGTGCTGATCCAGATAGAGACTATCGGGAAGT